TCAAAGTGTGTCTGGAACCATCTGATCGATAGCCCGCTTCAATGACGCCAAACCATTGTGGGAATAGCGCTTCGTCATTGAGTCGGTCTTGTGACCCATCAGATCCTGCGTGGTAAACGACGACACACCGGACTGTATCAGCCATGATGCGAAGGTATGTCGCAGGTCATGGATATGAAGCTTCGGCATGCCCGCCCGCTTGCGGATGCCGTTCCAGCTCGCCTTGAAATCGAACTGTGCCTTGCCCTCCTTTCTCCCTTTGAAGAGGTAGCCGACCCGGTGTGCTTCAGGTGTGTTCGAAAGTGTGTCTCGAACCTCCTGCCGGAGCGGAATTCGTCTAGAACTGCTGTTTTTCGTGCGCTCGCCGTCAAGTTGTATGAGGCCGTGCTCCAGGTCGATCTCGTCCCAGTTCAACTTCATGAGCTCCTGGTGGCGCATGCCGGTCCAGACCGCCAGGGTGATGAACATCCGCTGGTGGGCTTCCGTGCAGGCAGCAAGGAGCTTCTCATAGTGATGGAAGTGCAGATACACCTCGCGGCGATCAGCATCCGCGATGTCCTTCTTGTCCAGGCCCTTGAGGGGGTTCCGGTCAACTCCACAGTCCCAGCGTCGAGCATGTGTCATCAAGGTGCTCAAGAAAGCCAGGTCGCGCCGAAGCTGGACCGTCTTTCCTGTTTTCATCTTGGTCTTGATGTAGGTCTGGACGCGCTCTTCATCTAGTACCCGCAACGGAAAATCCCCGAGCACCTCGACGATGTTGGTGAGGCTCGTCGTGTAGTGGCGCCTGGTGGCTTTCGAGTACGGCCGGCGCCGAGGATGCTCGAAGAGCTTCTCCGTCGCTTTGACGACCAGAAGGTCGTTGTCCAGCAGAAGTGCCGCGTTTAGCTCTTGCTCGAGGCGATCTGCCTCCGCTTGAGCAGCCTTTGGACATTTGAGGCCAGTGGACCTTCTAATGACGTTGCCCCCGACGTTGAGGCGGGCTTGGTAGGTGCTTGATCTCTCTCGTATGTAAATGTCGGCCATTGATGGACCTTCCTCTGTTGTTGAGAAACATCCATGTTGTTCAGCCACTGCTCGACTTCTGTCAAGCGGAACCGAAACTGTCGGCCGAGCTTTACAGCACCCGGGATCATACCCCGCGCTGCCCAATACCTGATAGTCCTGTCAGACACAGCTAGCTTGTCAGCCAGGTGCTTTGCCGAAAGCCACACCACGATCCGCCGCCCAAAAGTTGGATGTTTAAAGATGACGGGTCTGTACCGGAATGGGACAGGACAACACAAGTCCAATTTCACACTTGGTAACAAAAAATTAATTTTATTGATGCGCTTTGTTATGCCTCGCTAATATGCGCAACACGTCCGGATGGACGGTGGTGTGGAGCCTCTCTAACAGCTTGACGCCCTCCTTGATCACTGTAAAAGAGGGCGTCAGAGCAAACATATCTTCATCGTCATAATGAAGGTCGAGCTCAGTCGCGAGCTCGAGCAAGAGGCGACTGATCGTCTCTTTATCTTGGTCGGTGATTTTCTCGTTCTCCGGCATGTCCAGCAATTTCGTCCACCCGTTTCTTTTGCGTGCCGTGGGCGGGGAAGCCTACTATTACTCCCTTCCTTTCTCCATCAGCACATACGCCACACTGTGTACAACTTACGTCTGTATATGTCGCCGGGCAGACTGCGATTTTCCTACCTTTTGGAGTGTAGTTAGCCAGTTCTTTTGCCCGTCGTCTGTAATCACTTAGACTTTCGTCTTTTTTCCTTCCGTAGACCGAATTTAGTACGACAGCTACTGGCAGATCGAGGTCCGCCAGCTCATCAGCTTTCTGTATGCTATCAGCAGACAGGTTGATGTTTAATCCTTGTGCAGCCACCTCACGAATGATTGCGATATTATCATGGCTCGGTGGCTTGTGTGTGAAGACGATCGCACGTTTTCCCTTGCTTGCCTTAGCAATAGCTAAAACTGCATCACGGTCAATCTTATCTCCGGTGCCAGGGAGGTCGCCAGCTTGTCCGTAACGCCAAAGCGCTCCGCGGTTAAGCTTGCGAATTGGCTCCAGTGCTTCGTCCAGATCAGATCCGCGTTCCCCAGAGGTCACCTGGTCCCAATGCAGTTTCAGCGGGCCGGTCATCGCATAGCAGCCGCCACGCTTTAACGGACAACTGTCCGGACAAGTTTCACGAGAGCTCGTCATTACCGGCATGGGGCCGGTCTTCGCGTTCCGAGAGATCGGTGTCGTATGAAAGCGCATCTTTTCCTCGCAAAGAAAAAGGGCGCCCCGAAGGACGCCCTTTTTGTTCAAGCTGGTTGTTGGTTGGTGTTGGCTAGTTGAGCAGCCTCTTGGTCCAGGCTTTCAGCTTGCCGAAGATGCCCGTTGTTGGCGCCGGGTGTTGCGCAGCCCACGCCTCGTCAAAGGCGTCGTTCTCGTCGTCGTAGAAGGTCGAATAGACCGGCTGTGGGAAAGCGTGCTGCGCCTCTTCGTGAGGCACCTCATCGACGATGGTGTACCGGCAGGCGCGGCCCTTGCTCGAACCTTCCTGGGGGAAAGCAACCACGTCGGCCGGGTTGATCTTGAGCACGAGCACATGGCCTTCAGTGCCGACGTAGACCGGCAGATAGTCCCACGAGCAGAAGTGGAGACCCGCCGAGCAGGTTCTGAAGCGATCGGCGTCGCACTCTTTCCTCGGGAGGAAGATGGTCGAGCCGACATGGTTCAGCGTCTTGCGGTCGTGAAACGACAGGTAGTCGGGATCGACCTTCTTGTAGGCGAGGAAGTAGCCGTCAGGGGTGATCGGCATGCCTGCCTTCTCCAGCCACTCGAAGAGATCGTTCTTGATCACGGGCTCGGGGTTGAGCTGGAGCCGCTTCAGGAAATTGATCCAGGGCGTGGCTGGCTGGCCCCGCTTCAGGAGGTCGATGATCCTGAGCGTCAGGTAGTTGTGGAGGGGCTCGTCGTTGTAGGTGAGCCCGTCGTAGCCGACACGGATCAGCTCGTCCTCGTAGAGCAGGTGCTTTCGCAGAGCTGCAGCCAGGTCGAACAGATCCTCGCCGAGGTCTCCGTTTTCACGGAGCCGGCGCTTGATAATGTCGAAGTTCGGATGAGAGGAGTCGATCGTCTTGAGATCTCCGCCGACGAAGGCGGAGATCGTGTTCCCGGAAATGACGTGCGGGATCATTGTTACCTCGCGATGAGCTTGAGATAATGGCTCAGGTGGTCGTCGTTGTCGGCGAGCACGCTGAGTAGTGGGTACTTGGCGACCAGCCCATTGAACTTGTCGCGGAAGTCCGTCTTGATGTCCGGCAGCATCTTGCCGGTCACCTGGACCCACAGCTGGGACAGGAGAACATCCTGGTAGCTGTTGGTCGGCATGTTTTTCGCCTTCGCGAGGAGATCACGGAGACGCTTCGGCAGCTGGTCGAGCCGATTGAGCAGAACCGCTGCCAGGCGCTGGTTGCGGAAACCGCTCACATCGCTCTTGATGACGTAGGCCTTGGCGTTGAAGCTCGACGCCGTGTCCTTCAGCAACTGGTCGAGGTGGACCCAGCCTGGCCGGTCTTTCGGCAGGCCACGCTGGTTCTTCATCAGAACGATGACCTCGGAGTTGTGGTCGAGGATGTCCATGTTCTTCAACCGCTTGACGTAGCGGTCCTGCACCTGGTCGAACTCGAGCACCTCGCCGAAGACTTCGTACTTGCTGGCGTCGGAGAAGATGTAGACGGCCTTCTCCGGCTCCGGGACGATGTTCCGATGGGCATCGAACCTGCGGATGTCCTGCTTCGTCAGGGCGACCCGAGGGCGTCTGTTTGCGCGGGGCAGCTTGAGGCGCTCGAAGGTGCGGAGGTCGAGGACGTTCTCGACGCCATAATAGGCGGCGATCGCCTCCTTGCTCTGGCCCTTCACCCACAGGATGCTGTCCTCTGCGTCGTTCTCCCAGCGGAACATCCGCATCCGGTCCTTGCCGAAGGTGCAGTCCTCGGCTTCCCAGATGATGGTCAGGAGCTTCAGCTCCTCGGGGGTGAGCGAGGGTGCCGTCTGATAGTAGCGGGAGCGGCCTACGGGCTGGCGTGGTGGGGCGAACTTGACGTCGGCCGCCCAGCTGTCGAGCACTGCGGCTCTGCCAGCGCTGAGATAGGAAAACGTGGTGCGCAGCGGGCGCTTACCGCGCCACACTGGTTCCTTGATCATGGCTTTCCCGAGCCGATGGCTCAGTTCCCGGTACTTGATACAGGCGTCGAGATAGTTGTCCGGCTCGTCGAGCGCCGCCTGGAGCTCTTTTGCGATGTGCCGGCGGATTTCCTGCCAGATCATGCGCAGGTTGTCCTTGGTGGGCTCGTCGTAGCCCAGCTGCTCACGCGAGGTCTGGACGCTGGCGGTGCCGATCGGAACGTCGATGATGACCGGGATGCGCAGCACGTCCGTGTCGTCGATCTCTACCAGCTGGGTGATGTCAAGCGGGTAGAGGACGCAGCCCTGGCGGATGTGCGGGGTCTTGATGTGGACCGAGTTGACGATGCGGTAGTCCGTGCCGGCCATGAGCGTCGTCGGGGACGCAGGGGTCCACTGGTCGTTCAGGATGTTCGGCATCGGGTCGAAACCGATCATCACTCGCTCGATCGCAGTGCGGAAACGCTGGATGTCGCCCTGCTGGACAGGGAACTTGATCATCAGACCACGGCGCTCGTAGCTCTCTTCCTCGGCGGCGAGGCTGACGGTGGGCGAGCCGCCTTCGTCCAGGAAGCAGACATACTCACGCTTGGACGCACCATCGAAGCAGGTGATGACGTACTGCGTGGTGTAGGCGAACGGCGACTTCATGCCGAGGCCAAGCATGCCGACCTGGCTGTTGTCGCCACGTTTGTTGGAGCCGAACAGCGTGGTCGCCCGCTGCATGACGTCTTCGTGATCCATGCCGGGGCCGAAATCGCGGACCATGAAGTACGGGCTGAAGGTCGATGGCGCCATCAGCTGGAAGGGCACGTCGTGCTTCCCGACAGCGATGTGGGCGTCATAGGCGTTGGTCGCCAGTTCGCGAACCGGCGCCTGGATCTTGTCGGAGTAGATGCCGTCGATCACCGCATGGAAGGCGAAGGCGTTCATTTCGAAGCCGAACTTGCGGGCCTCGGTCAGGCCGCCCGAGTGGAAATCCTCGGAGCGGCGGTTGTTGAGTATCATCATGGTCGAGTTTCCTTGTGCATGGCTTCGCCGTGGCGCTCAGAGGCGCGGGAAGAAGCGATTGAGAAGGGAGGTTGGTCGGTTAGGCTGCGAGGCGCAGTGGCCTGAGCATCTTCATGTGGGTTTCGGCGGCCGAGTAGTCGGGGTGGCGGCCAAGGATGCGTCCGGTCGGGCTCGTCACCCACCAGGTGTCCCAGCCCTCTTCGAAGGGCAGCTTCATGTTGGCGACGTCCTTTCGGGTGAGCACGTCGCCGGTCGCCGGCTCATAGACCTGTATCTGCAAGGAGTTTCTCCATTTTCTGACGTTGCCCAGGCAAGACCTCGGCCACCGGCTGGCCCTTGATGAGCAGCAGGTAGCGGAAGTTGGCCTGGAAGATTTCGATTGGTTTGGAATTGGCTTCGAGGGCGGCGATGCCATCCAGCGTGACTGTCTCGCGGCCGATCGACCATTCCTCGGTCGTCCAGCCACGACGGTGCATCGCCTTGATGGCGCTGTACTCGGCACCGGCGGGGTACAGCCGGTTGGTGAGCATTGCTCGAACGAGCAGCTCTTTCTGCTTTGGTGTCATGTTCTTGTTCTCGCCTTGTCGTCAGACTGGTTGTGCGTCTTCGACGTCTCGATCTCGGACAATGAGCGTGTAGTTTTCGAGATCGGTGATCTTGTCCGCGTTGACGAAGGCGTCTTCGGCGGCGTCAGCCGGCCGCTCTCCTTCGTAAACCTCGACCACAAAATTATGGACGATGGTCTCTACGACCGTCACATTGAACTTGCGACACTCATCATTTTGTTCCATAGGGGCGATAGCGCTCATCAGGAGGTTCCCTTGGTTAAACAGGACAACATTGATCTGACCGACAAGAGCATGGACGAGCTCGAAGCTATCCACGAGGCGGTGATGGCGGCGAAAGAGGCGAAGGCGATCGACCATCAGAACGAGCTGATCCGCGAGTATCAGGATCTGAAAACCCGCATGGTGAAGGCCGGTGTGGTGAAGGAAGACCAGCTTCCGAATTTCAAGATCCGGGGGTGGACTCGGAAGAAGCCGAACTGATCCAGCGGATCTCTTTGCCTGCGGCCTTGGCGTGAGCCCTGGCCAGGAAGGCCGGCACGAAGTCCGGCACCTCAATGTAATTCCGCTCGATCACTTCGGGCGGCGCAACCTCTGGCTCCAGCACGGCGCCGACAGGGGTGGGAGCCTCCTCGGGCGCCGGCTCCTTCTTCAGGCCCATCAGGCCGTTCAGGAATGCCGCCAGCTCTTCGCGGGTCTCAATCACCAGCTTGAAGTTGGCGTCCGGCTTGAGGCCGAGGGCACGTCGGTGCGCCTCGGCGTCGTTCTTCATCGGGAACCAGCCCCGCTCGACGTTGTAGACGATCACTTCACCAGCTCCTTCGCTGCTCGCACCATGTCCATGAAGGCGCTGTACTCGCCGCAAAGACGATCGTCGTCGAAATCCGCGATCATCTCGCCGACATCCTCGTAGCCGCCGTCGAAGATTTTGCCGTCCTCGCCCTTGCGGGCGTCGAACTCTTCCTCCGGGGTGGTCAGGCGAGCCATCTGCTTGACGAACTCCTCCATCCGCTCATAGCGGTCGGTGTCGTAGTTCAGGGGCTTCTCGCCGCGGTCGTCGCTGTCGATGGTGATGCCGGACATTGTGATCCGGACGTTGACCGGCTCGTCGTGGAGGGGGTCGTAGCAGTGGGCAACCAGATGGTTGTCGTTGATCTCGATCCAGATCACTCGCTTGGTCTTATCGGGGCACTCGGCCTCGACGTCGATCCGCGAGAGCTCCGACTTGATGTTGACCACCCACTGGCGGGTGTCCGTCGTCTCGTCGGCGCCGCCGTCTTCGATCGACCAGTCCTGCATGTTTAGACGGGCGTGCATGTTCCTGCCTCAATGATGTTGGTGTTGTCGTCCAGCGTGATGGCGTCGATCGTGACCTTGTCGATCAGGTCGACCATCTTGCTCTGCACGACCAGCTCGTAGACGTGCTCGGCGATCACCTCCGGCGTGATGGGGCCGGCGTAGATGCCGAGCGTGATGATGCAGCTCATGTCGACCTTGAGACGGACGTTGACGTCGTCGATGGTCGGTTTGGCCGTCTGCTCATGCACCAGGGCGCCACAGTGGTTGCACTCGCCGGCCGGCATGGGCTCGCCGGGGCCGACGCGCTCCTGGATGTGATGGATGTAGGTGCGGAAGCCGTCGTCGAGGCTTTCGCTCCCGGTGGCGTCGTCATCGGTGAACACCCGACCGCAGTCGCCGCATTCATATTTGCTCATCGGATCGCCTCCAGATCGTACTTCTCGCCGTAGCGCTTGACCTGGTCGGTGGGCTCGACGTTGAAGTCGAACCAGGTCTCGAGGAATTCCGCCTTCGACAGGCCGGCGTCTTCGATCGTGATGCCGTAGAGGCGCTTGAACTCCCAGTCGCTGCTGCGGAAGTATTCCTCCTTCGCGCTCTCATGGGTCAGGAGCTGGAGCTTAGTCGTTGCCGGGTCGCGGGACGTCTCGCCGGGGGCCAGGCAGCTGACCATCGCCGGGATAATCTCCCAGTCGTAGGCGCCGGAGGCCCGATACCACTCGGGCAGCAGCTCGTAGACTTCGAGCACCCACTGGCCGATCTTGATGCTCTCGTGGCGCAGCTCGACCGAGCCGACCGCCTCGCGGTATTCCATCCAGGCGGGGCTGGAGGGCTGTTCGCCGACAACGGTGACTTCGTTGAGGTGCTCCCAGACGCAGAGCGCCGCCTCCATTTCGAGGTGGCTGTAGGCCAGCGGCACCTCGACCGACATGTTCTGCCTGAAAACCTTGGCGCCGGCCTTGATCAGATCGTCGGCCTCGGCCTTGGCGGCCTTCTCAGTGGCCGCGAGTGATCTGGCGATACCCGGCACGGAGTCATGCTCACCTTCGATGTAGAAGAGGTCGATTTTCACAGGGATCTCCTTCGCTGAACGTGGCGCTCGGCGCCTTCGGCGGATTTCATGGCTTGACGGACCTTCTGGACGGCCTTCTTCGCGCCGATCTGCTTGAGGAGGTTGCGGGCCTCACGCAGATGCTGGACAGCACGAAGCGCCGCCAGAGCGTCGTGCGCTGTGGCGGGTGTCATGTTCGTCTCCGGGTGGGTGTTAGGTGGGCTCCGACCGGTCCAGCAGGAGGGTGATGGCCCGTGTCAGGGCCTGACAATCCTTCACGGCGATCTTCTTGCCGGTGACCCGCACCATCAGCGCGTCGATCGTGTTGACGATCTCGACGCGGCGCAGGGCGCGGTCGATGTACCAGGGCTTGATCTGGTCAGCCGGCAGTTCCTCGGCGTCGTCAGGGATCAGCTGGCTCTCCAGCCATTCCCGGCCCGCTTCGTCGAAGAAGACCGTTTGGCCGGCGAGGGTGGCGGTCTCCTGGCTATCCCAGTCGGGCTGGGTTCCGGACCCGTCGAAGTCGAAGGAACCGTCGTCGTTCCAATTGATCCCGCACTCGCCGAGGATCACTTCCTTGGTGCGGTCGATGGCTGTTCCGTCAGGCGCTTTCATAGCTCACCTCAAAGGGCTCGGAGTTCATGAAGAGGCTGGAAAACTCGCGCGCCTCTTTCTCTTGGCGCTCAAATTGCTCGGCGAGATATGGATGTTTCCACTCCCGCAGGTTGATTGCGTTGTCCTTGAAGCGGTCTGCAGCGGCTTCACAAATGTTCGAGAGCGACTGGAGGTCGCTTTCGCTGAGTTGACGGGTGGTCATTTGATCTCCGTGTAGATGGTGAGGACGTGGCCCTCGTAATCCCAATCGCCGTAGCCGCTGATGTTGGGCTTGCAGTCGATCTTGACCGGGTCGTCTGCCAGAAGGTCCGGACGGGTGCTATGCCACCAACGTATTATGGCACTCTCCACATCTTGTGGGGTCAGCGAGACCGTGGTCTTGACGACCTTCTTTGTGACCGTGACGTCGATCTCGGTGTCGATCTGCTCTATCTCCATCGACGTGGGACCAAGTTGTCGCGCAGGATCTTCCAAAGCGGGATTTCGACCACCACCTCGTCGGTCGAGAACGTGTCGAGGTAGCCGCTGAATATCTGGACGTACTCATGAGGGTCTTTCACAAACGCCTCGTAGCTGACCAGGTCGCCGTTGTTGGGCTCGACCACCGTCTCGTAGAGGTGGCGGTGGAGTTGGTCCTCGGTGGCGAAGGCAAAGGACTGGGTGCCGTTTTCGTCGTCGGTCGCCAGGGTCTGGATGGTGATCTTCATGCCGCCACGAGCTCCCTCATGATCTCGATGTCGGAGTGATCGGAGATCACGTCCTCATCGTTGCCGTGGATGAGCTGCAGCCAGCCGACCTTGCTGCCGTCTTCGGCCTTGCGGAAGACCAGTTCGGTTGCATCGGTGGCGGCGATCTCGTGGGTGATCTTCTCGTAGTCGCCGGATTTCTTCAGCGCCCACTCCTCACCGTCGTAGACGGAGACGACATAGCCCAGGCCCAGGGCCTTCTTGATCAGGGCACCGATGATCTTGGCCTCGGTCGGCCTCAAGTAGCTGGGGAATGCCATTTCAGGCTCCTTCGGGTTGGAAATCGTCGCGGTTGACGTAGCGGCCGAGACGCAGTCGCTGGTTGTGGTCGAGGATCATGAAGAACCCCGCTGCGCGCATCTCGGCCTGCAGGTCGTTGAGGGCACGCATGTGGGTCACCACCAGGCCAGGCGTCGTTTCGAGACGGCGCTCATGCTGGATATTGACCTGGACCTCGCGGATCTCGTGCCAGGTCTTGGCGCCGGCATGCTTGAAGCCCATGATGTCGGGCTTGGTCAGCGCCAGGAACTTTTCGATCGAGTTGATTTCGTAGCGGCGCAGAGCGTTGCTGGCGCGGACGCTCAGTTCGAGGTTGTCGACGAAGTCGTGGGACATTTGGTGCTCCAGAGGAAAGCCCACCAGCGGCGCCGGGGCTTCCTGAATTCAAGGTTGTGGGTGTCCATCAGCTTCTGGATCAGGGCGTCCGCATTGCGGACCTCGCCCTCGGCAAAGCCGCGGGCGGTGGTCACCTCGGAGAGCCTGACGATCTTCAGCATCGCTTTGTGACGCGGCCTCAAGTTGCCGGCCACATGCGGTCGAGGAAGCTCTCCCAGGCGTCCTTCGTGTAGGCTTGCTGGGTCGCCTCGAAGTGAGCGCCGGTCTCGACCGACACGAACACACCTCGCTCGGTCGGGTGCGCCGTCACGATATGATAGTTGTCCTTGCTGCCCCCGCCGGTGAACTGCCAGCGCTTGGCCCGCTCGGCGTTCGCCTTGGTGTAGGGATCGAGATGGATCGGACAGCATTTCTTGTAGCCGTAGACGGCCAGGCAGAAGTGGCGCTCAGTCATAGCTCGTAGACCTCTTTCATGAGGGTGAGGTAGCGATCGGGGTTCGGGTGGCTGTTGAAGCGCTCGGCGATCGCCGGCCCGTCGCAGTCATAGAGGCGGGCCACGACACTGGTCTGGCCCTTCTCACAGGGCTGGTCGTGGCAGACGACCCAGTGACTGAACTTCTTGCTCCAGATGGCGCGGAGCTTCACGCCGCCGTGTCCCGGATCCACTTCTCATCGATCACGCGGGCCGTCTCCTGGCTCACCGACTCGCCCAGGTCGCGGAGGAACTCCTTCTGGTCGTTGAGAGTTGTGTCGCGGCGGAAAACGAACCGGACCTTGCCGAGCTCGCGCTGCCACATAAGACTTTCGAGTGGTGTTCCGGCGATGAGCACCTTCATGGTAATGCCTCCGTTAGGGATTTGAGCTAAATTGGTCGGAACCGAGTTGTTCCTCGCGACTTATCGCGATGTGGTGGGGTCCGAGTTGTATGCGTAGCCAGGGACGGCTGAAGTTCATCAAGCCCCTTGAGCCGGTCCAGGTTCTGGAGCCGCCGGTCAGCGACGATTGGCTCCACGAGATCAAATACGATGGGTTCCGCACCCAACTGATCCTTGACTGGGCTGGTGGTCGGGCGCTGACCAAGAAGGGTCACGACTGGTCGAAGCGATACTGGCCGATCATCCACGCTCTTGAGGAGCTGCCGGCCAAGGAGCTGATCCTTGACGGCGAAATGATCGCTCCGGAGCCGGATGGCACTCCCAACTTCCACCAGATGCATTCCCGGATGACCTGGAACGCCGAGCAGCTGGCCTTCGTCGCCTTCGACATCCTCTACAAGGATGGCGAGGATCTCCGACCACTGCCGACGATAGAGCGAAAGGTGATCCTGTGGGACGTGGTAAAGCCCGCCCAAGGCATCATCCAGTACAGCCAGCACGTCGAGGGCGGCGGCGCTGAGTTCTTTGCCGCCGTCGAGAAGATGGGGCTCGAAGGCATGGTCTCGAAGCGCCGCGGTGGGCGCTATCTCAGCGGCCCGTCCGACAGTTGGGTCAAGACCAAGTGCTGGGAGACTGGCGACTTCGAATTGATGGGCATCAAGAGCGAGCCAGGTAAGCAGACGACGGCGTTCGTGGCCCGCGACGGGAAGTATGCCGGCTCGGCGACGATCGCGCTCTCAAAGCAGATGCGCGACCGATTGTGGCAGCGGGTGAGGCAGTCGAGAGCCGAGCAGCCGGCCAGCGCGCCGAAGGCAGTGGCCGGTCCCAGCGTCGAATGGGTGAAACCCGGTCTCATCAAGGCCAGGGTTCGGCATCTGCGTGGCGAGAACAAGCTGCGCCACGCTACTCTGCAGGGGTTGATCGACGACGGAACCTAATCGAATGTTCGAGCCTTTTAGAGGTTATGAGCACACGCGGGATCAATTTCCTCGATAAATGGATCGCCTCGAAGGTCCCGGAGACCACCGGCGCTGACGTGATCTCGGTCGACAATCTGACCGACCAGCTGATCACTGATGCCAAGGCTCTGGGTATCAAGCGGGAAGAGTTAGACGAGGAGGTGGATAGCCTCTACCGCGTCATCCTCGACGCGATTGTCCACCATGAACCTGGCTTACCCGACTAGGCGAGAGATTTCGCAGCCCGCTTCGCAGCCCTGGCGGCCTCCTTGGCGCCGGCCGCGGGGTATTCCTTCTTCCCGCCCTTGAGCAGGTTCTTGCCGATGTTCTTGTTCGTCACCGGCTTGCAGCGCTGGTAATTGTGGCGGATGCTCATCGCTTAGTTCCTTTCTCTGTCAACACAGAAGCCGTGGTCGAGGGTTGGCCACCCGCGCTGGGTCATGATGCCCTGCACGCCGACCATTCCGCCTTTGGGGTGGGTGAATTCCACGCAATAGTAGCGTTCGGATGGGCGCAGATCGCCGTCCATCGTGTAGACCTCACAAGGCCAGGTCGAGACTTCGAAGCCGTTGTCTTCCAGCTCCTTGAGCGCATACCGATGGAGCCTGGCCACGAGGCCGTGGCTGATCTGCTCGTCGGTGTCGTGCAGGCTGTCGGGCAGCTTCTGGCCGACCATGTTAAAGCGTGACTCGCCTCGAACCATGACGTGTGAGCGGAGTTCGGTCACAGCCGCATCTCCCTCACGAGGATCTGGTTCCGGCGATGGCACCAGATGGCGAACTTCTTTGCCGAGGCGATGGCCTTCTCGGGCCAGGTCTTGGCGCGCTCATCGAACAGCGCCTCGATCGTGGTGTCGGGCTCGCCAACATGCTGCCGGCCGACGAGCCAGCGGATCTCCTGGAGCGGGATCTGGGGGTGTATCTTGTGGCGCTTGCCGTCGAGGGTGAACGATTTCGCTCTCACAGCTTGTTCTCCATCCGTTCAGGGTGTAGGAATTAATTCATGCGCGTCAGTCCACCCACGATCGAAGAGTTCGCTTTCCACGTTGAGTTGTGGAGCGCCGACGATTTGAGGGTGGATGACACGTTGGCCGTGGCGAAGAATATTCGCGTGGCTCGGGCGGCCTACGATGAGGCGCTTAAGGTGCGAGAGGGCCGCATCGTGAAGCTACGACACGGCGCCAGGGTCATACTGCCATAGCGGCCCTGAGACTGGTCATGCGCTGCTGGAACTTCTCCTCGGCGCGCTTCTCGATGTCCTCGGTGACGAGCCGGTTCACGCGCTTCTCGATCAGCTCGGTGATGCTGGGGTCGGACAGGCGCTTGTCAACCTCGGCCTTGATAGCCTGGCCCACCAGCACGCTGGCATCGTAGACCGACTTGCGCTTCGCCTCGGCGACGGCCTCATCGAGCAGCTTTTGCACGTCGGGATGGAGCTTCGTCCTGGACAGCCAGTTGCCGTCCCGGAAGGTCAGGGCCTGCTTGAGCGCCTGCTGGACCAGGAGGGTGAGGTCGGTATCGTTCTGCAGCGCCGCCAGGGCGTGAGCGAAGAGCTCGGGATCGGCCGCCGCGATTACACGCCTGGCGTCCTTCTCGAAGAAGCGCCGGCCGACCTCGGCGATGACGTGGTTCTTGAGCTGCAGCTCGAAGTCGGGGTCGGCGTCGATCAGGGCCTTCATGGCCTGGCGGTTGATGATGATGGCTGTCACTGAGTTTCTCCGTGTGCTCGGGCATCGGCCCAAAAGGCTTCGAGGTTGGCGGCGTGGCTCGCGTGGATCGACGCGAGGTAGTCTGCGTCAGAGATCAAACCCTTGCGGTGGGCGTTGTACTCGTCGAGCGCGGCTTGCGCCTTGATCCGATCGACTGGTTTGCACGCATTGCGGATGGCGTTGCCTCGCGTGACACCGTAGGTTGAGAATTGACCGAGGACAGCCGCCGTCCAGTAGCCGTTGCTGTTGTGGAAGGTTACAACTTGGCAGCGCCGGCCGACCGTGGGGACGAAATGCGACCCCTCGTTGTTCCAGGAGGTGGTCATCAGGTGGGCTTCCAGCAATTGGCGAGGCTTTCCCAGATGGCCGCGTCATAGCGGTCATAGCTGGCGGGATACGAACCGCCGTGGCCGGCCAGCTCGCTCACCATGTCGACGGTGCCGTCGAACTCGCCAATCTCCTGCTCGTGCTCGTAGAGCTCGTCCCAGAGATCAGCCATGGCGGCCGCGGCGACCTTGATCTTCTTGACCAGGCGGTCCTTGCCGTCGCTGTCGATGTGGCTCAGAGCATCGGCCATTGGTATTCCTCGTTCAGTTCGCAGCCGTCAGGGCTGCACTCATGGATGATGGCCTCGAACTCGGGTAGGCTCCCGGCGCGCAGGAAGTTCAGGGCCTGCTGGTGGAGCTGCGAGCCGGCGTGGGCCTGGTCGTAGACGTGCTGCCAGGCGTCGGTGTCGCGGGTGTAGCCCTTGAAGATGTCGGCCTCGTCGCAGGCCTGCAGCTGGAACGGCCGATCGCCGTCCTTGTTCAGCTCCGAGCCGCTGGCTTCGAAGATGTCCCAGCCCTCGGCCTGGGCGTCGGTCTGCTGACCGGGGGTCCATTCGGGGGTCATTTGCGGTTCGGGCTCGCGCTGTCGGGACAATCGAACTCACGCCACAGCGTTTGGCTGCTGTTGTAGGGGACGTTGTCCCAGAACGAGCAGTTGGACGGCGCCGGCGTGCCGGTGGTGTTGCAGCCCGCGAGGGCGAGCAGCAGCAGGATCAGGGCGGGCCTCATTCGAACCCCCATGCAGCGGCGATCGCTTTGGCCGCCTTAAGTTGTTGGTCGGTGAACACGCGCTGGCCGGCGTCTTTGCCGAACTGGTGCAGATACGACTCGAACTTGCCGTCATCCAGCGTGTGGAGGTTGCCAGCCTCCTTCGTGACGGCGACGGGCCAGGTGTCGGCCAGGCCGACAACCTTCTCGCTCTCGATGACGAGCACGTCGCCGTTCTTGATGTCGTCGATGCACTGGGTGAAGTCGTAGGCGTCACCGGTGCTGTCGAAGAAATGGATCTTGATGGTGTCGAACATTATGACAGAAACCCTTCGAAGTGGGTGGTGAACTCTTTCTCCAGCTCGATCGAGCTATCGCCGACGATCAGGTAGCCGTCGTCGTCATCATTCGGATCCCAAAGCACGAAGATGCCTGGGTAGGCCTTGGCGCGGGTGACCAGTGCAGGTGATGCTTGGCGCTCGAACTCGGCGCGGGCATCGAGGCGGTAGCCGTTGTTGGTGATGACGTCGGTCATTCATGACCTCCTTGGCCTCGGAAAAAATCTCATCAGGAACATGAGCTCGTCGCGGGCGGCCTGGTCGTCACCGACCTCGGCCTTGGCGAGGAACTGCTCCACGCGGCCATAGATGTTGGCGCCGACGCGCTGACAGACGTCCTCGCGGGCTTTGCGGACTGGGTTGATCATGGCGCTGTGCAATCGTTGGCGATGACGGTGATGGTCTTGCCCGACTTGTCGAGCTTGACGCGGGAGAGCTCGACCATGTCGCCGGCCTGGTAGCCGCGTGGACGAGCGCTCTCGTGGATCTTCTCCCAGGCGATCTTCTTGCCTCCGACGATCTCGCCGGTACGGTCGCCCATCATCCAACGGTCGGTGTAGGTAGGGATTTGAACTCGCATTGTGATGTCCTTGTGGGTGGACGGTGAGGCCCAGCCATCCACGCCCCGGTGCAGATGCGACACCGGGCCAACAAGCGTTGCCGTTAAGTGGATGGCTGGGCTCCCCTGGAGGAGAGCATGTATGGGCACCTGAAACGGTGTCAGGGCAGCTTGTCGGCTACCCTGTTGAGGTGGTTGGCGAGGTCGCGGATGGTGTTGCGGTCGAGGGGCAGCACCACCTGGCCGCGGCCGATGGCCTTCTGGCTGGTCCAGTTCTCCAGCACGATGAAGTCGAGCACCGGCGTCACGTTGATGCCCGTCGCCTTGAAATGGCCGTTCCTGCCCAGGGCATAGAGCGGTTCCATGGGCTCGGGGCGCTTTGGGAAGGGGATGACGACATTCATGCCGCGTTCCTCGTCACGTCGAGCGTGTGGTCATGGATCTCGCCGGGGATCAGCTCGGCGTTGAGCTGCTTGAAGCGGTTGCCGTCGACATCAGCCGAGCGCCAGATGAGGAACCTGGCGAACTGGCTCGGCCGGCAGATGATCGTCTGCTGGGTGCGGACGGCGTGATAGGCCTGGGTGCATGTCAGGCCGAAGGCCTTCTGCGCTGCCCGGGCGTTGGCCGCGTGGTTCTTGTCGACGTCCGACAGGCTGAAGCGGACTCTGTCGTTGGACATAGTCATGAGCGGGGCTCCTTGGTGGGGACAAAGGCTGACGGCGCCGGGAATAGCTCCGGGCCCGGGCCGATGACGATGGCGACCCCGCCGAAGCCGATCTTGGACCAGCATGGGCGGAGGTCGTTGTGGTGGAGGGGTGGCGACACGTCGTACATGTCGCGGCGCCAGTTCTTCATGGCGTCACCGGCACGTTCAGGCCGTACTTGCCGGCGAGGGTGTCGAACGCAGCGTTCATCTCGCGCGGAAAGTCGTTGCTATCGTGGGCCGACTGCAGATCCCGGAACTCTTGCTTCGCCAGGTCCATGAACAGGCCACGCCGCTGGAAATCATCAAGGTTGAAGACGCCAACCGAGAAGTTATCCATTTCGGGGATGTACTCGTCGTCGTCGATGAGCTGGCCGATCGCGCACTTACAGTTCTTGGGGCCGCGATACATGCACTGCATGTGGTGATCGCTGTAGGAGCGCTGCCAGCCCTGGGCGGCGAGGCCCAGGTAGACGCGGTCAAATTGCTCCTGGGTGATCATGCGTAAAAGTCCTGTCTGTGATGCTTCTTGATGAGGAGGGGGTCGATGATGATCGGTGTGTCAGACCGGTAATCACGCATGACGTTGCCGGCGTGGATGTCGTGGACGAGCCGGTAATCGACGAGCTGCTCGACAGCCTTGCGGTAGCGAGCGCTGGGCTTGCCCTCGGAGTGGGTGGTTGTGCCGGAGATCTTATTAAACGTGGCGGTGATGGTCGCCGACGTTTTGGTCCGCTCGGATCTGGGCGATTTTTTATATCGCCTCATGACGCACCAGAAATTCGTTCGGGCGCTGTTCCACTCCAAGGCGTAGACCTTGGGGAAGAACTTGGAGCTGATCTCCTTGTCGATCAGCTGCTGCGCGAAATACGGAAAGCCATCGTAGTAGCCGACGCGTGCGCTGTAGTGCCGGCCGATCTTGATGACGACATCAGGAGCGTCGGGATGCACGAAGGCCCTGGAGTAGGCCCCACGGCCGATCTGGACGTATCCCTGAACGCGTAGGGTGGCTGCACTGAGGCAGGCGTGGCGGCGGGCATGGTTGATCTGGGCACGGATGTGCATCGTCGCTCTCCAGGGTGGGGTGTGATGGGAGAAACTAGCCGTGCAGGGGTCGAACCTGCCTGTCCCGCCCTCGCTCATTCGTTGGCCACGGTTGTCACCACGATCGACGGCTAGTTTTGTGCTGTTTCACGCGCAGCGGTGCGTATGGTTTGGGTCGCTAAGACCGCCCTAGTTAAGGTCCAAGGGGCAGGACCCGCATTCAGCGACTGAGAGTGATCACGAGGCCTTACACGTACTGGCGGCATCGATCCCCTCTGGGGGGAGCCCGTACTTCCTTTATCGGCGTGCGATCTGAGAGATTTGGTTCAATTCCGATGCGCCGTAGGTGGCTCGGATGAGCGGTGGTTGATGAGGGCGCTATAGGTAGTCCTTGGCGGCGCGGCTCGCGTTAAATCTTCATGATTGCCTCCTATGTGGGGTCGGTCGGACCTGGGGATCACACCAGCTGTCGACTGATGTGCGCGACCATCTTCTCGGGTCGCGTGGTGGTGAGGTTGGTGAACGCGCACCAGTGGTAGGGCCCGACCTTGAGGTAGGTCGCGGCGATGTCGTCGGTCAGGCGTTCGCACAGCCTGAAGCCGCCCGGGCAGTAGATCGGGGGCAGCATCTCGAGGAATTCGTCGTAGATCGTCTGGTCGATCTGCCAGAACTTGCCCAGCATCCACTCCGCTGGCTTGCCCTCTCGCGTCCAGCGATTGAGGTTCACGTAGTGGAGGGTGCGGTCGCCCTGGGCGCTAGGAAGCTGGAACATTTGGCTTGTCCCATGTGAGGTCGAAGACCGAGACGAAATACTCAGACCCAATGCCGTCATCGGCCCACTTCACGTAGACCCGATTGCGGCCGGTCTTTTCCCAGCCTGTGACAGTGGCTTTCTCGCCGCGGAAGGAGGTGACCTCGTCACCGACTTTGACCGGGCGGCCATCGGGGTGGAATAGGTGGCGGTTCATGCTGCGGCGTCCTTCTTGATCCAGCGGTCGAACGTGTTCTGAGCGGCCTCGTCGGTCATGTAGCCGTCCAAGGTTCGGATGCCGGCCATGAGTGGCGCGATGCACCAATCGCAGTCTTCCTCGAGCACGAAGAACTCGAAGTCCTGCATGTTGGCGAGCTGGGTCGGGGTGACCTTGAACGAGCGGCGCCGGTATTCGTGCATGACGGCCTTGCCGTAGTCCTGGGCCTGCTCGGGGTCCTTGTGCAGGCGGAACTTGAGGTATTCTTCGTGCGTCAGGGCACGGGCGTCGATCACGAAGCCGCCATGGCCTGAGCAGGAGAAGTAGAAGGCTCCGGCCCGGTTGGTGCGGGATGAATTGGTGCCGCCTGTGCCCCAGAGGGCCTCGGCGATCGAGCGAGCTTGGGAATGGGTCAGCATGGACGGCGCCTCCCGATGACACGCCACCCGGAGGGGACGTCCTTGGGCGAGCCGGTGAAATCGAGCAGGGAGCCCGTCCTGTGGGTCTTGCAGCGCCTCGTCGCGACGATGCGGTAGAGTGGTTGGGACATGAGCGCACGCGCCTCTCTCCCGCTGTGAGCGGGTTGCTGTTGTTGTTGCTGTTGGTGGGTTTGGGCTTTAGGTGGAGACGGCGGTGGCGCGCTTCAGGACTTCGGCCTTGATGTGCGGCTTGAGCGCGTCCAGGTCGTCTTCCTCGATCTCTTTGGCGAGGAGCATCTGGAGCGCCTCGGCGATCTCGTCCTCTTCATCGGTCGAGAAGGCCGATGGGTTGCGCGGGTCGAGCCAGGGTGTGGACGGCAGATCGTTGTACTTGAACTTGCGTTCCCTGATCACCTTATAGTGCAGCGGCTCGATGCACCGTGGATCGTCGCAGACTACATGGTCGCGCCTGATCTGGTAGTCGGGGTGGTGGATCAGGTCTAGCTTGACGCGGGCCGGGTTGCCGATACGATCGAGGTGTGGTCGACCACCACGCATCTGGCCTTGCCAGACGAGGTGATCTCCTTCACGCTTGGTGAGCCGGTCGATGCGCTCGACCAGTGGTGCGCTTGGACGTGCCATAGGGTGCTCCCGGCATTCCAACACATCAAAGAAGTCCCGTTTCGTTTTCTATAATCAATTATTGTACTATGGGTACAATAATTCCTTCCAAGGACTGAAATGAAACTCGTTTGATGTGTTGGAACCTTTTCCCCTCTTGGCAAGGGGAAGGAAAGAAAAAAGAGAATTCTTATTAAAAGAGCCCGAAAAGCCCTTTAGTTAAAAGGGCTTATCGGAGCTTGTTAAGGTAGTTTTCGTCAGTGATGGTTGTCGATTGCTTCGAGAACCCTGCCGGTTGATGGCCTCGACCGAGCCATTTCGAGGAACCTTACGGCCTCCAGCCGGTAGAGCTCTCTGGCAACCTCGGCCTGTTCGGCCTTCGGCGATCGATAATAGGGGTGTTGCATCATGGTCGTGTCCTCCGACAACTGGTTGCAAAATGCATCTGGTCAGCCCCGCGACCGCGAGGCCTTGAAACTTTTCGGGTCGCTGATTTGGTCCCCGCCAGCGCCACCCCCACAACCACCTAACGCCCTCTGCAACGGAAAGTTGCAGCTACTGACGCAACAGGTACATATGGTTGTGGACGTGGCGCTGGCGGGTAGGTGGTCGTCGTCCCTCCAACGTGTTGATCCGTCGCTGGCATTGCGCGCTCTCCCGAGCTTCCGGCACGTTCCGCTCCTCCACACGACCGTGGAGCGGCCTAATACTTCTGGTAGCAGATGATCTCGCGCCACCCCTTGGCGATGGCGCCGTCCGCTGCGCGCCACGCGGCGACACAGTCAGGGCCGGCCGACACCGTCTCGCCGTCGACCTCCAGCACATAGAGGTGCTGGCCTGGGCCTTCGGCTGGATGGGGCGAGAGCCAGCTCACGAAAGCGGCGAGCGCGCTGGCGGCGATTGTGACCTTGATCATGCGAGTTCCCCCTCGAATATGATTTTGAGATCGGCGAGCTCGAACCCTTGCGATCGAGCGAGCTTTTCGGCTTCCTTTTCACAGTGAAGGGCCGAGCCCTTCACCCGCGCCAGCACCTGGCCCATGAGGCGATCCATGATCACGAACACGGTCTCCACCCCACGCTGATCCTGCGGCGAGTACAGCCGGCGGGCGTTGCGCTTGATGGGGGCCTGGTGCTGGCGCGACGGCCGAGCCGAGACGCGATCGAGAGCGTCTCGTTCGGGACTGGCGCAGCTCAAGCGCTCTTTCGAGAGCTTGTTCCATACGCGGTGCTCGACCTCGGCCATGGAATGCGACTGGCTAAAGCCGTCCTCGCGCTCCACGACGGTGGCTCTGGCGAAGACGCGGCGCATTTTCGGCTGGGAAAGATCGGGCAGGATTTTCATGTTGGCTCTCGCGATTTTGGGCTGCTTCAGCTCGCGCTAAATGCGGTGATCGCGCACCATAAGCACGCGCACGCGGACGTATGATGGGAGGCCCACCCCCCGGAGGGGGTGGGGTGGAAGGGGCCGTTAGGCCGCCTTCCTCTTGCGGTCGCCTTCGGCCTGTGCCTTGACCAGCTCTTCCGCCGGGTTCCAGCCTTCCGCCTGTTGTTCCGCCTTGGTATCGGCAAGCTCTTTCGCGTTAAGAGCGGCGTTGATGTGGGTTGCCAGCCATTCGGCGACCGACATTGCTTGCTCCAGTGTCATGGTCGATATCGCGACCTTGACATTGGCGACCACGTCGACACCCTCTTCGGCATCGCCCTTGCCATCGGCATCGACGTCGCCTTCGGCCTGTGCCTTCGGCTCTTCCTCCGCCTTCGGCTCTTCCGGCGCGGCGGGGATCACTTCCACGCTGGCGTATTTGCAGACGTCCTCATAGTCCGCCATGTTGGTGACGTTGAGCGCCTTCTTGTGCGCTTCCAGCCTTGCCATGGCGAAGTCGATGGCGGCATCCAGTGGCATTTCCGCCACATCCTTCCGGCACCCGGCATGGAAGCCTTCGGCGAACGACTTTTCCGCAATGCGGTAGGCGTTCCGGAAGGTCGAAGTGACCTTGGGCTTGTCGACCCCAAACACCTTGTCTTCAAGGCGCTTCTTGGAGCCCTTGCCGCTATCGCGGCACATCGCCAGCCAGCAGACGCTGACGTACCAGCCACCGCCGATTTTCTGCTCGACTTCCCGTATGCGGCCTGCAAGGCCGCCGATCGTAAAACCAGACATTTGCTCTTCTCCGTTTTGCTCAATTGAGCAGGTTGCCGATCAGGCGCACCCCTCCCGTCCCTTGCCCTTCCGGGCTTGGCCGTTGCTCATTTGAGCAACTTGTCGAGAGGCCATGGCTCCGCCATGCCCCTCCGAGGAGGGGTCGCCTTGGGGGCTTCCGCCCCCCACCGGCCTAACCGGCCGATAACCAAAGATAACCCACCCAACCGCAGCAACAAGGGAAGGAGTACACGCTTTTTCCTTGATTTCCATAGCGTAGCGGCGGGAATGGAGCCACATATACTAAATAAAAATTTTGGAAAAACGAACTAATAGTACTCCGTTACTGCGGATAAACGAAAAAGGGCGCCCCGAAGAGCGCCCTTTTCATCTGCGTCTCTTGACCCAATCCCTAGTCCCAACCACGGAGGGGGTCAAACGCGATACTATAGGAAGAGTGAGTTTTAGTGTTTTGCTCCCGGATCGCCAGCCTCGCGCGGTATGCGGAGCATCATGTTGGCGCAGGACTGGCGCACCGTCTCCAGCGCCTCGTCCACCGTCATCGTGTTGAGCAGGAACTCGGCCACGGCCTGCTCCAGGACGTCGACGATCTCGTTGACCGTGCAGCCGGACTGGAAGGCGATGTCCAGGTGATCGGACACCGCATCCAGCAGCAGCTCCAGGTCAGGGTTCTTGCTCATAATGCAGCCACTTCTCGTACTCCCACCACTCGTCGGCATCGACGGTTATGATTTCGACTGCCCCGCAATCGTGACGTAGTTGTAGACGATGTCCACACCCCCGTTCCGGGTCTCGCGAAGCTGTTCGAACCTGAAGCTTTCGACCAGCTCCTTCATCAATGAGTGAAATTTCATCCGTTGCACACGCGCGACACCCCCCGCCATTGTGCAGAAACTCCAGTACTCGTCGAAAAGGAGATCTCCCGTAGTGCGGGTCTTGGAAGTGCCCTCGTGCTCGCGCTTCCCCACTTTGAGACGAGGGCTCTGTGACAAAAAATATCGCACCGAGTTGTTCTGGTTGGCCATGTCATCGATCACCACGCGGTGGCTCGAGGGCAGGGTGTAGTCCTTGTTCACCTTCAGCCGCGAGAGCGCGCCGAGCGCCCAGGCGACGATCTGCTCGCGCTCGGCCGCCAGAATGATCTGGTCGATGTCGATCACCTTCTTCTCGTCGGAGATCCGCCGCGGAAATTCGATGAACAGCCAACGACGGTTGAAGCCGTCCGAGGTGTCCTTCGTCTTGGGCGTGTGGTTGGAGGCGAACCACTGGGCCGCCTTCGGCCGGAACCTGAAGATCGGGGCATTCTTGTTCTGCGCCTCGATCTCCTGGCCTTCGATCACCTGCTTGAAGACGTCGCCTGCGATGTCGCGCTTCTCCGAGATCTCCCCGGCGAAGTTGACGAGCTTGTCGGCCATCTGTGCCGGCATGAATTTGTCGCCCCAGTCAGTCGGCGGGACCGCAGAGTGGCACCCGTCCGGCATCAGCCCCTTGAGGATCTCCAAAATCCTCGATTTTCCGCTATGCGCCTGGCCAATCAGGCAAAAAGCCCGCTGGTAGCGAGGCGCAACCCCCATGAGCGTTACCGCAAGAGCCTCCTGCAGCGCCATCAATTTGTCTCCGTAATCGGCGTCTTCACCCCAACAATCGTCCAACATCTGCAGGAAAAGCGGGCAACGGCTGTCTTCCTGGTAGCGATAGGGCAACACATAGGTGCAACCCTGCTCAGGGGAATGCTTCCGCAGCTCCATGTTCTCGGTCAGGAAGCCGTTGGCGAAGTTCACGCCGGTCAGGGCGACCGTCTGGAGGTGCTCAGAGGCCAGGCCCGACATCAGCTTCACGATCTGGCTGATGTCCGAGTAGCGCTTGCAAACCGGCAGCGTGCCGTATTCCTGGCTGATGTGCTTGATGAAGTCGTTCTGGTCGACCGTCTGCCAGGAGGCGCCCTTCCACTGCCAGAAGTGACCCTGGTGGAACTTCAGCTTGCCGAACTCCTCCAGGTCCTTCAGCACAGCGCGCGCGACCTCCGAGTGGTCGGTGCCCGTGATGTCGCCGGCACGGAGCTTCATGAGCTCCTTGCGCAGAGTAGCGACCGAGTAGGAGCCCTTGGACTGCGACACGATGAACTTCAGGATGCGCTCTTCGTCGAGCGCGCTGATCTCGATGTTGCGGGCCAGGCGATCGAGCGCCACTTCCACGGCGCGCGTCCAGCCAGCGGTGTCGGGCGAGACGTGCCGCTCGAACTCGCCGACCAGATGGGACACGATCTTCTCGGGCTCCCACTGCTCGTTCTCCTCGGTGATGACAAGGCCGAGCTTTTCCTTGTCCTCGTCGGTGAGGCCGTCGTCCCAGCCGGTCGGGAGCGCCTTGCGCTTCTCGCCGGTGACGTCGCGCATGAGGAAGTCGACGACCTTGGTCTGTGCCTTCTCGACGGACATCTCGTCTCCGGCCACCTTCTCGGTGTAGCCCTCGACCCAGGCCTTCATCTCGCCCATGGCCTCGATCAGCGTGCGCTCACCTCGGGTGACGGCCCTCGCGAGGAGGCCGGCATTGTAGACCAAAGCGTTGTCGCGCGCACCCGCCGGCACGAAAGACGTGATTTTGGTGTTACCGCTGGTCGAAAGCTCGAAACCTTCGGCCTTCAGAGCCTCACGCAGGAGCGTTTCGACGTTCTTCGGGAGCGCCGGGAGCGCACCCATGACGTCGACCAGGTCGCAATTTGCCGAGTATGGCTTGCCCGTATCGGGGTGGATCGACGGCGGAAGCACGATCTGGGTGCCCTTGGACAGGCATTCCAGGAGCATTTCGCCCTTCGAGTCCTTCACACGGAAGGTGCGCTCGCCTTCGAAGCGGAAAGCGAACACGGCGCCCTTGCGACCGACACGCTTCCACGGGCTGCGGGGCAGGAGCTGCTCGATGATGCGCAGGACACGCGGGTCCTCGCTGTCGACGTCGATCGCGACGATGCCAGAGGCCGCGCCCATCGGCAGACCGATGTTGCCGTCTGCCTTCTGGTGCAGCCACTCGCGCTGTTCGCGCTCGGTGGGCATGCGATCGGCGAATACCTGCCACGCATCGATCCACGGGCGTTTGAAACCGACGCGCAGCGGGATCGCCGGCTTGCCGAGTGCCCAATATTTTGGGGCTTCTGAAGCGAAAATGCTCATTGATTTGCCCCCTTGACGCGCTCTTTCAGCAGCTGGATCTGGTCGGCGGAGCAGACGTCGGTCAGGAAACCGACGACCTGGGCCTGGAAATCCGCCATTTCCTTCATGGTCCAGACCTTCTCGCGCGCGGCGACGAGCTTCTCGATCAGGCCGGCACGGGCCTTGGCGACCTGAAGCTTCTCGGAATGGTCGGCGTTGCCCAGGCTGGCGACGAGGGTGGTGAGGTCCTTGAGGACGGTCACGATCTCCTGCTCGACATAATCAAGGCGGTCCATTTCGCCGTTGAAGGCGACGGGCTGCGCTTCAACAACGCGACCGTTCAACTCTTTCAGGAAATCGACGAGGGCAGGGGTGTAGGGTGCCTGATCCAGGTAGTCGGGATTATCCCGCAACTGGTTCAAGACCACCCTGAGCTGGAGGACAACAGCCTCCGGCAGGGTAGGATAGAATTTCGACATGAGGTACTCCGGGTTGGGAGACCTTATGTGGTGTGGATTTTTTGAACAACGACCCGAGTACTCTAGGACAAGAAACAAGAAATCCGCAAACAAGGTGCCGATATACGGCACATGAGCCTCTTTGAGGATTTTCTCACCCGTCTGACCCAGAAATTCCCCGAAGACGGGGCGACGATGACCATGTCGGCGTTCATTGAGGCGAACACCACCCTCAAGAAAAAGCCGTTTTCGTTCAAGGGGTACGAGTTCCAGCGACAGATTGTCGATGACATGCACCCCAACCTGGCGGTCATCAAGTGCTCGCAGGTGGGCCTGACCGAGATCCAGATCCGGAAATTCTTCTCGTTCCTCAAGCGGACCACCGCGGTGAACGGGATTTTCTCCCTGCCGAACGACGAGATGTACAAGCGCGTGTCGAAGACGCGCATCAAGCCGATTGTCGACGACGAGCCGGTCTTCAACCAGCACGACACATCCAAGAAGCCGGCCCGTTCGATGGACCTCTACCAGGTGGATGACAGCTTCGGCTTCATCACCGGTGGCAAGGAAGGTGACGCCACCTCCATCAACGCGGACATCATGTTCAACGACGAGGTCGACCTGACCGACCAGGAGATCCTGGCGCTCTATGGCTCGCGTCTGCAGGGTTCACGCATCAAGATCCGCCAGGGCTTCTCGACGCCAACCTTCGAGGGCTACGGCATCGACAGCATGTTCAAGGCCTCTGACCAGCATGAGTACCTCTGCCGGTGTTCGCGCTGCAACCACTGGAACCTGCCGACCTTCACGCCGAAGTTCATCAACATCCCAGGGCTGTCATCGGACCTGAACGACCTGTCCGAGATCGACAACGACATGGTCATGAAGATGGACCTGGATGCTGCCTTCACCATGTGTGAGCACTGCGGTGCCAAGCTCGACCTCCTCGACCCCTCCAAGTTCGAATGGGTGCCCAGACACCCCGGCCGCCTGTCCCGCGGCTACTGGGTGCGCCCGTACTGCGCACCCGAGCTGAACACCATCCGCTACATCGTCGAACAGCTGCTCGACTACAAGCGCAAGAACTCGATCCGCCGTTGGTACAACACGGTGCTCGGCCAGCCATACAACGATGCAAGCGCGCGGCTCTCCATCCCGGAGATCGAAGCCGTCATGAAGGGAGAAGGTAATGTTGACGTACCCCTGGGATCTCCAGTGGCGGTGGGTTGTGACGTTGGTCAGACCTGTCATCTTGTCGTGGCTGACCTCCGACATGCGGTACCGGTTGTTTTTAAATGGCTGCAAGTTCCCGCCGATGAGCTAAAGCAGGCGTTCGCTGACCTCCGTGCCCAGTACAACGTCGTCGCCGGCGGCATGGATCTTAACCCATACGCGCCGCTCGCCCATGAGATCCGGGACGAGAGCAAGAGCGTCGTCATGCCGATCGAGTATGCCACCAGCCTGAAGGCGGCGCCGATCAGCCTCGTCAAGGACGAGACGGACAAGATCACCCACGTCTCGTCCAACCGCACCGGCATCATCGACAAGACGGTGGGCAGCATTCGCGGCCACCGCATCGCCTTCGCCGGCTACGGCAGCAAGAAGCTGGTCATCCAGACCCACCTCCAGGACATGGTCCGCGTTGAGCTACCCGAGCAGCCGGCCAAATGGGTTAAGCTGACCGGCGACGATCACTTCTTCCACGCTCTCGGCTATCTCCTGCACGCGCTGCGCATCCACGATTTCATCCTTAGCCAGGACGAACAAGAGGAGCGGCAGATGTCCGCGATCTTCGGCCTGATCTCAACAGTGCAGCAGCGTGAGGCAGGGTTAGATTTCAAGTCGCGCGTGCGATCACCATCTCTGCTTGGACTGCTTTAAGGATCAGCCATGGCCAAGCTCAACATCATCCTCGGTATCGCAGAACTCCAGGCGAACTCTGCCGGCATGAAGCCGATCATGAGCGACAACATCGTCGATGGTGAGACGATCGACGTCACGACCGTCTCCGACCAGCCCTCGATCACCTGCCTGAAACCCGACCAGGTCTGGATGCTGACGGCCATCGACAACCCGGTTTGGGTCAAGTTCGGCCGCAATCCCTCGGCTGTCGTGGGCGACTCGATCCTCCTGATGCCTGGTATTCCCTACTCCTTCTCGGCCACACCTGGCTTCACGCTGGCGGCGATCAAAGAATGATGAGGCTCGGCCTCGGCCTGGGCCTGGGACGATCGCAAACAGCGATATCGACTGGGGTCGTTCCGATTGCTCGCCTCTCCGCAAACGCCCGCATCATCGCGGTGGGCGACAGCAACACGCAATATGGTGCGAGCCTGTCGGGCAGCACGCTGGCCTACAGCAACCTGAGCGATCTGCCGGTGCTGGCCTCGCTCGCAGGCAACTACAACGAAGATATCTTCGCGGAAGCGTGGGGCACGGTCCCGGGCTGGCAGGGCTCCAACTATGGGGTCGCCGGCGAGAGCATGATCGGCATCAATCCGCGCCTGACGGACGCCCTGCGATACGCTCCCGACGCGATGTATATCGCCGGCGGCACGAACGACGGCGCGGACAACTCCGCTGGCGGTATCTCGATCGCCAACAACTACATCACCAAGGCCCAGGAAGCGCGGGCAGCCGGCGTCAAATACGTGGTCATTCGCGCTATCCCGCCCGTCGCAGGCGCGCAGTTCAGCACCAACCGCCATCAGGGCCGGCTGAGCTTCCTGGCGACCGTCAACGCCTTTGCGGCTGCAAACCCAACCTGGTGCAGGGTCGCCGACATCTACACGCCGAACATCCAGGCGACCGGCGAGGCCGTGGCCGGCTATCTCCAAGCGGACGGCCTGCATTTCACCGAGTTTGGATGCTTCCTTAACAGCCAGATCGTCAAGGCCGTGTTCGACTCGATCACGGTCCCCGGCGCCACCAACCTTCCCGCCAACATGGTGGCCAACAACCAGATCGCCAACGGCGGCACTCTGACTGGCTCCGGCGGCACCAAGACCGGCGTTACCGGCAGCCTGCCCGATGGGTGGAACGCCGTCCGGACCGGAACGTCCGCGGTGGTGGCCTCTCTGGTTGCCAATGCTGATACGGGTGGCCAGACCCTACAGTTCAACATCACGCCGGCTGCGGGGTCAGGCAGCGATAGTGTTGCGATCTCGCCGATCGCCAACCTCGCTCTGACCGCCGGCAATTGGTATCAGGCCTGGACGGAGATCGAGGTCACCAATGGCGGCCGGATTTCACTCGTGCATCCTGGCACCGACGCCAACGGCAATAACACTTTCAGCTCGCAGGCGGGCATCAGCTACTACACCAAGCAGTTCCTGCGCACGCCGCCATTCAAGGCGACCGGAGCTTCCAAGCCCGCCATCAACCTCGTTATCCCGCAAGGTGGCGCGGCTTTCGTGGCCCGCATCAAGCGCGTGTTCGTCGTGCCGGTGGTAAGCCCCTACACGACCTGGGGCGTCACGACGCCGCCGGTCAACATCGTTGCGCCCTCGGTCTCGATCCCTGGCGCCCGCGCCGTTGGCTCGGTGGTCACGATCAATCCGGGCACCTGGACGGGCGTGCTTGGCGGCTCGCAACAGCAGAAGCGCTATCGGGCCGCCCTCTACCGCGATGGTGTCTTCGTCTCGAATATCGACTTCTCCGGTGTAAACGGCGCGGGTGCTTATCTCGCTGGCTCCTATACTCTGGTCGCTGCTGATGTCGGCAAGTCGCTTCGCTTCGACGTGAGCGCCGCCAACCAGGCGGAAAACCGATCGGCCGCTATCAGCGCATCGCTTGGCGGCGACATCACCGCTCCCGTCCTGCAATCGGCCGCCGCCTCGGCCAACACCAACACCATCGTCCTGACCTACGACGAAGTGCTCAAGAGCCCGGCGCCGAGCATCAGCGCATTCACGCTCGCCAACACGGGCGGCACCGACACCATCACTGGCGTTGCGGTCTCCGGCCGCACGATCGTCATCACCAAGAGCCGTTCGACCCAGACCGGCGATACCATGACGCTTGACTATGCCGTGCCTGGCGCCAACCCGATCGCAGACCTGGCCGGCAACAATGCGGCCGCCATCGTCGCGCAGTCCATCTTGATCTCAGATGTGCTGATGCGCCTGCAGAGCCTCGGCGCGCAGATGGTCGAGACCGTCAATGGCAGTGGCTACAACTACAACTCGTCGGCGACCGGGTTCTCAGGCACCGGCTACGGTGTATCCAATAAGAAGCTGCCCTCCGGACAGGACGGCTATCTGGGCGTCAAGAAAGCCACCAGCTCGCTCGTTGCTATTATGTTCAAGTCCACTCAGGTCGCCGGTTCCTACAATTCGGGCGTCCTCGGAGCCTACAGCACCGCAGCGAACGGAGCCTACAGCGCCGCTGGTGCAGGATCGACCGTCACCAATGCCACCAACTCGGCGGCGGGCGACGAGATCAGACTCCGACGCGCGGGCTCGTCGGCGTTCTTCGAGGTTCGGCGCGCAGCAGGCGGTGCATGGATCACCGTCTTTACGTGGGCCACCGTCACGACTGCCGATCTGTGGCTCAACGTCTACTGTGGCACGACCGCGGCACAGAACGCTCAGCTGCCCTACGGCAGTCCGAACGTCATCTAGGCCGACTGCATCACAACGCAGCACGCCTAAGTGTCTTTGCCGACACCGGATCACCATCTGTTGTGTGACCTACATAAGGACGCACTGTGCCCGCATTTGACTTCCTCAACGCGATCGTCCCTGCGAAGAAGAAAGCCAAGGCTGGCGGCACCGCCTCCACGCCCACTTTCAACCCGCAGCAGACCGACCGAGTCCTGACCGTCCCGCAATACCGGGACCATCTCACGGACCTATTCACCTCCCGCCAGTCCGACGATAGCCGGACCCTCCTGCAATCCCTGTTCAAGTTCGACCCCGACGTCTCGGCGGCGCTCAACGCCTACCTCACGATGGCGAACACCGACTGGATCATCCTGGCGCGCGACCTGGAGAGCAACATCGATCGGGACGCCACCAAGAGCCTAATGCTGGCCATCGAGAAGATTGGCCGGCCGACCGATTACACCTTGGGCTTCCAGCTCAAAAAGACCCTGCGCTCGATCGCCGAGGAGCTGCGCTACATGTGCCTGCTCCGCGGTGGCATCGCCGCCGAGCTGATCGTCGACAAGCTGATGATGCCCGACCGTATCCGCAACGTCGATCTGTCGACCATCCAGTGGTACGAAAAGAAGCCAGGCGAGTACAAGCCGATCCAGAAGATTGCGGGCTCGAACGACGAGATCAATCTCGACATCCCGACCTTCTTCGTCTCGCACTACCGCAAGGACCCGACCTCGATCTACGGCACCTCGACCTTCGTGTCGTCGATCAACACGATCGCCGCGCGCCAGCAGGTGATCAACGATCTCTACCGCATCATGCGCCTGACGGGCTTCCCCCGCATGTCGGTCGAGGTGGTCGAGGAGGTCCTGACCAAGAACGCGCCCGAGAGCATCAAGTCGGACGAGATCAAGCTGCGCGAGTGGAAGTCGAACCGCCTGGGCGAGATCCGCTCCGTAATTGAGGGTCTGCGCTCAGACCAGCCGCTGATCCATTTCGACAGCGTGAAGCCGTCGATGATCAACGACAGCAAGCCAGGCGCCGGCGTCGACATCACCGCCATCATCGAGACGCTCAACGCCCAGAACCAGGCTGCGCTCAAGACCATGGCGACCGTGATCGGCCGCGGCGCGTCCGGCGTCAACACCGGCTCGGTCGAAGCACGCATCGCCGCCATGAACGCCGACGAGCTCAACGAGCCGATCGCCGAGCTGCTGCAGAACATCTTCTCCTTCGTCCTGCACCAGCAGGGGTTCCAGGGCTTCGTCGAAGTCCAGTTCCGCAAGGCCGAGCTGCGCCCCGACACTGAACTCGAGCCACAGCTGACGCTGAAGTCCAGCCGCCTTCGCCAGGACCTGTCAGACGGCCTTATCACCGACGACGAGTATCACCTGTGGATGTATGGTCGATTGAAGCCGGACAGCGCGCCCGACATGAGCGGCACGGGCTTCATGACCCCCGTCAAGACCAAGGCCGAAGAGGTCAGCCCGAACGATGACCCACTCGGCCGGTCGCTCGCGCCCGAGGGTGGCAAAGCGGCGAGGAGCAACTAGCCATGGCAATCAACCTTCGAGCCAGAGTGATCCAAGCCGGCTATCCCTGGCGGGTTCGGCTCCAGTTTGCCAACTCCCTTACGTTCGACGTGGGCGCCACGCTCGTCATGCAGGTCCGCGCCAATGTCGACGACGCGCAGCCGATCGTGTCTCTGACGACCGAAAACGGTGGCGTAACCCGCGTCGACAACACCACCTTGGTGATCACCATCCCAGCTACTTCAGCCAACCTGTGGCCGATCGGCAAGACGGTCGTCATGGACTTGGTCCGCACCGATGGTGGCTCGCCCGAACACACGGGGTTCCGCTTGAAGGTCCCTGTCAGAAATCCAGTGACGAGGTTGTAACGTGGAAGACATCATCGAAATCGACGGTGGTGAAGGCGACTTGCTCGTCAGTGTCTTCGGTGAGGGCACCGTAACGATCGAGGGCGTCGGCCAGGCCGGTGTGAAGGGCGACAAGGGTGACCAAGGCATCCAGGGCATCCAGGGCATTCAAGGCATCCAGGGGCTGAAGGGTGACATAGGCGACACCGGCCCGAAGGGTGATAAGGGCGACCAGGGCATCCAGGGCATTCAAGGCATCCAGGGACTGAAGGGTGACATAGGCGACACCGGCCCGAAGGGCGATAAGGGCGACCAGGGCGACCAGGGCATCCAGGGCATCCAAGGTTTGCCAGGCTCGGGCAACGGCGACATGGAGAGGGTCGACTACGACACCGACGCTGATGGCAAGGTCAACGCCGCCGATGTCGCCGACAGCGCGCCATGGGGTGGCATCACGGGCAAGCCGGCAGATTTCCCGCCCTCGGCGCACACGCATGCCTTCGTCGACCTGACGGGCAAGCCGACGACGCTCGACGGCTACAACATCGTCATGACCAACGCGCGCTTCCTGGGTCGCACCACGGCCGGCACCGGGGGTGTTGAGGAGCTGACGGCCGCCAACATGCGCTCCGCGCTCAACGTCGCGGACGGCGCCACCACCAACCAGACTGACGGCTATCTGGTCGACCGCAGCCACCACACCGGCACACAGCTCGCCGCTACGATCTCGGATTTCTCGACGGCGGCCGATGCTCGCATCGCTGCCAAGATCGGGGTCTCGGTCCAGGCCTACAACGCCGCGCTGACCGGCACGACTGGCACCTTCACGACCGCCATGAGCAACAAGCTCAACTTCATCTCGGTCACTGCAGCTGTTGACCTCGACGACCTTCGCCTGAAGGTGCTGGGCCTCGACCAGGCTGTGATCCTGAAGGGCACCTGGGATGCCTCCACCGGCTCATTCCCCGGCGCCGGCGCGGCCCAGGCTGGCTGGACCTACATCATCTCGACTGGCGGCACCGTAAACGGCCAGACGTTCGTAAACGGCGATCGCATCGTCGCCATTGTCGACAACGCCTCGACCACAACCTTTGCCACCAACTGGTTCAAGGAAGACTACACCGACGCCGTGCTGTCGGTCGCCGGCCGCACCGGGGCCGTGGTGCTGACTGCTGCCGATATCGACGACAGCGGCACCAGCTACAAGTTCATGACGTCGGCGCAGATCACTAAGCTCGCCGGCATCGCCACGGGTGCGACTGCAAACTCGACTGACGCCGCCCTGCGCGACCGCGCCACACACACCGGCACCCAGTCGGCCGACACGCTGACGGACGGCACGACCAATAAGGCCTTCCTGGCCACCGAGCGGACCAAGCTGGCTGGCATCGCCTCGGGCGCAACGGTCAACGACACCGACGCCAACCTGAAGAACCGGGCAAACCACACCGGAACCATGTCGACGGACGCCCTGACGAATGGCACCACGACCAAGGTCTACCTGGCTTCCGAGCAGACCAAGCTGGCCGCTGTTGGCACGATGGCGAACCGAGCTGTCACCATTTCGACCGCAGCGCCCAGCGGCGGTGTCGATGGCGACGTCTGGTTCCAGGTCTGATGTTTCCCTATGTAAAACAAGGTGGCGTGTGGGTTCCGGCCCAGACGTTCGTCAAGACTGGCGGCGTCTGGAAGCGCACGACCACTTCGGTCAGGAATGCGGGCGTCTGGGCCACGGAACAGCTATTTGCCACTGATTTCGGCGAATACACAGTCGGCCAGGCGCCTTCAGACTGGACGTCACGTTATGGTGCTGGCACGTCCATCGCTGTCCAGTCGGTGGCCGGGAGCCTCAGTGGCAAGGCGCTGCGCTTCACCAAGACTTCTGCAGCCCGCAACTTCTTCTCCTGGGACCGTGTGCCCCAGGTGGCGGATGTTGAAATCCTCGCACGGCTGCGCTCTATCGAAGTGGCTAGCGTCGCTCAAAGTATCCTCCGTCTGACCGGCCGTGCATCAGGCGCCGCCCTGTCTGAGAACTGCCATACCGCGGGCGCCCACTGGCACTCATCGTCGGGAACGGCGTGGCGGCAGAACTCCCACGTAATTGTCAACGGCACTAGCACCGTCCTGCTGCCTCAGAACGACGCCCCGTCACCGAGCTTCGTGGTCGGCAACTGGTTCTGGATCCGCTTCCGAATGCAGGGGAACAGCTTCTCCTACAAGCTCTGGTGGCAGGGGGCGGCGGAACCTGCGACCTTCCAGACCTACACCAACACTGCACTGTCCACGGCGGGCTACACTGGTATTTCGACTGTCGAGGATAACCCCGACTCCGAGTGCGACTTCTTCTCAGTGGCTACGGGCGGTGCTACCGCGCTGACTTAAGAGGTGTCTGAAACTCGGCATGGTGAACGATCTGCTCGCCAAAGCGCTCATCGTCCGTTTCGATCATACCATTAGAAGACATCCTGACCCTTAGCGGCACGTCGTGGACCGGATCGTTGCACTGCAGAACGAGCTTGCCCTCGTTGACTTCGAGCGTGACGCTAAAGACGTTGCCGTCAGGGTCGGTCACGTCAACATCCACGCAATTCTTCCGGGGGTCTATATTGAAGCTCCACTTAGGCTGCTCACCGGTTAGGTCGTCGAGGGGTCTGATCAGATATTGCATGATACTTTTGGTGCGCCTTTATTAGTGATGTCTAAATCATGGATGCTGTTGGGCATCGTCGGACGACTTAATGCGCCCCCCTGCGGCGATCAACCCCAAAACGATCATGCGACGATTTTAATCTGACCATCACCGTGCATCAATGTGCTGCACACCGGGTTTGCTACCTGGCCAACAAATCACGACATGCCACCCAACAACGCAGGGTATGTCGTGAAGCAAATTGCGAAAACACCGGAGATCATCGCTCGCCTGAAACAGGCCGGCGCCTCCGTTGAAAACGTCGCAGTCTTCGAAGCAATCGCCCTGAACAATCTTCCGCTGCGCAAGCGACAACACGTCTACAACGGCGCCGTCGCCCAGCGATCATTTCTTCTGGAGATGGCCCTGGCACTCGAGACCGAGAGCCGCCCGCTCCAGATCATGCACGACGGTGGGCTCCTGCCGATCGGTCGCATCTTCCGCGGCCAGGTCGTTGACGGCGTCGATACCGAACTACGGACGCTCTTCTGGGTCGATAGGGAGCACGAAGACAAGATCCGTCAGATCGACAACGGCACCATCGACCAGGTCTCGGTCGGTATCCTGCCCAAGCAGATGATCTGCTCGGCTGACGGTTTCGACTTCTTCGGACCCGAAAGCGACTTCGAAACGATATTCACCGGCACCACGCCCGATGGGCACACGGTCGGTGAGAACGGCGTCTACTGCAAGATGGTGGGCCTCGAAGCATTCTTCGAGATGTCCCTCGTCGGGCAGGGCGGCGCTCAAAACGCGCGCATCGTGAACAACGATCAAAGCCACTTTTCGCCTCAGATGAAGGCGCTGGCCGCGAACGTCACGCTCGATCGTCTCGCACTCACCGCAACTGCAACTATCAGGGAAACGCCCATCATGGACACCAAGGAACTTCTGGCCGAACTGCGCACCACCGAGAAGGAGAGCATGAAGGTCAGCATCGAAAACGAGCAGCTGAAGGCTTCGAACCTCTCCCTCACGACCGAGCGCGACACGCTCAAGACCGAGCTGGCCACGGCCAAACAGGGCGCCCCGGCGATCCAGACCGAGCTCGACGAGCTGAAGACCAAGAACACTGCCACCGAGGCGAGCCTTTCGGCCGCCGACCTGGCGCTCCGCGACATCTGCAAGAGGGTCCTGACGGCCTCGGGCAAGGTCGACGCTGAAGTGCCGGCCAAGCTGGAAGACGTCGTCGCAAAGATCACCGACACCGCAAGCGGCCTCGCAGCCGTCCTGGTGGCCGGTGGAAGAGCCAAGGGCGCCGAGGATGACCTCGAAGCCTCGGCAACCCCGGCGGTGGCGTCCTTCCGGACCCGTCGCTAACCGCAACCCACAGCCAACAGGGAAACCATACCAATGGCCACTTACTCTCATCAGAACGTCACGCTGCGTGGTTTCCACTGGGAAGTCTCGTCGCTCACCTTCAACCTCGCTACCGGCATCGTCGCCAATGATGTTGGCAAGGGTGTCTCGGTTGATACCTCCGGCCCCAACAAGGTCAAGCTCGCCGCTGACGGCGACACCATCATCGGCCGCCTCGCGTCGGTCGAAGATCGTTCGGTCGAAGGCACCAAGATCGGCGCCGTCGAGCTGCAGTTCGCCAACATCCTCCCGATCAAGGCGGGCGCGGTCGTTGCAGTCGGCGACACGGTTGTCGGCGCGGGTGCCGGCGAGGTGAAGGCAGCTGCTACCCCGAACCACTCCGCCAACTTCGTCGCCGAGATCATCGGCACGAACGCGGTGGTCGTGAAAGTTTAATCGAACCCCGAACGAAACGAGGAAACACCAAAATGAACTACAAGCCTCTCTCTCAGGTCAAGCGTCGGGGTGTCGAGACTCTCGCCGCTCTGCGCCACGAAGATCCCATGGCGTCGGTCAACGCCGGCAAGAAGCTGCTCGCCGAAGCCAAGTCGTTTGGCCTGGGCATGCGCGACTACCTCAACCTCGCGATCGACGTGCGCGGTTCCGAGGAAGCCGAGAAGCGTTACCGCGACGACCGCGGCTACCTGTCGGGCTACGAAGCCTCGCTGGCCCTGCTGAACCTGCCGATCCAGAACGACTTCGAGCGCGGCATCGTGCTGGAAGCTGCGTCGGACACGTTCCAGACGTTCCCCGGCGTCCGCGCCATCTTCCCGGAAGTCGTCGATGACGTCGTCCGCTGGAAGTTCCGTCAGGACAACCACGAGACCTCCGCTGCGCTCGTCGGTTCGAGCCGCACCATGTCGGGCGTCGAGCTGATCTCGACCGTCGTGGACGACAAGGCTGACGACTACCAGACCGTGTCGGCTGTCGCCGAGCTCGGCCGCTTCCCGGTCAAGACGATCCGTCTGTCCGAGCAGTCGGTCAAGTTCTACAAGCACGGTGGTGGCTATCGCTTCTCGTACGAGTTCGACCGTCGCGCCAGCATCGAGACGCTGGTGCCGTACGTCAACCGTATGGACCGCGAGAAGGAGCTGTCGAAGGTTCGTGCGGCCACGCACATCCTGATCAACGGTGACGGCGTGAACCCGGCAGCTCCGGTCGTGGGTCAGAAGTCCTTCGTGGCGGCTGCGGTCGACAAGAAGCTGAACTACGAAGCGCTGCTCCGCTGGCTCGTTGCCCGCGCCCAGGCCGGCATCCCGATCGACACCGTTGTCGGCAACTGGGACGCCTACATCGACTGGCTGCTGCTGTTCGCCATCCCGACGTCGAATGCAAACCGCACCGACGCCGAGAACCTGGCGGCCTCCGGCTTCCAGATGGGCGGCGTGCCGATCCTGCGCGGCACCGTGAACTTCGCCCTCTCGTCCGCTGCCCCGAACAAGCAGCTGATCGGCATGTCGCGCGGCGACACGCTGGAAGAGCTGAACGAAGGCGGTTCGCAGATCGAGGAGACCGAGCGCGCGATCACCAACCAGTCGATCACGTTCACGAAGTCGGAGAACACCGGGTACAAGCTGGCCTTCAGCGACACCCGCTCGATCTACGACTACGACAGCACCGACGACTAAGAGCCAACGGCACCGCCGCCCACCCTGGGCGGCGGGCCTCTGTGAGGACCCCCCATGAACAAATTGCTTGCAGAAACCAAAGGCTCCTTTCAGCTTCACGATCTGGCTCACCTGGGCCAGCGTCTCCGTGCCAACCGCCCTGGTGTGGTCGAGAACACGTTTTTCATCCAGGACCGTATCGGCCGCGGTCAGATCCGCGTCATCTCCGAGCTCAAGCGCGAAGCGTCAGACGATGATTTCGTCGGCTACGTGAAGGAGAGCGAAGGCGACATGCAGCTGGCGATCGACGCCTTCCTGTCGGAGTTCGGCGCCGAGGCTGTGGAACAGTCGGTCAAGAAGAAGCGCGCCTCGCCCAAGGCCAAGACCAGCGAGACCCCCCAACCGGAAGCTGACGCCTGATGCGTACTTTTGAAGCCGGCAGGGACATCACCCTGCCGGTCAGCCTTTTCTACAACGGACAGCCAGCCGTCCCGGATGCCGGGACGGCTGTCCTGTCTGTGTCCGCTGGTGGCACCGTCATCTTCACCGAAGAGCTGACGACCGGCCCCACCGACGCGGTGCTTGTCGTGACCGTGCCGGCCGAGCACAACCAGATCTCGACCCCGTTCTCCCGTCGCGTCATCCGCGTCACCGCGGAGCGTGGAGGCCTGCCCTTCGACAGCATGACCATGTACCGGCTCGTGCCGGCGATCCTCTACACCGTCACCCCCGCCGACGTGCGCGCCTTCCTTGGCGTCAACGAGAGCGAGCTGCCGGACGAGGACGTGGATCTGTCGGGCGCGCTGCTCAACATCGAATTCAGCATCACCCGCGAGACCATGGCTGCCGCCCTGGTGTCGGGTGACGTCGCCGAGGTGCGCGCGAATGACGCGATCCTCTACACCACCGTCCTGGCCCTGATCCCGTCGCTCGCCAACCGCGTGGCCCAGGAAGAGACGGACGGCGCGCTCTCGTTCCGCCGCAACGCCCGCAAGGACTTCTCGGAACTGCAGAAAGCTGCCGAGGCTCGTCTGTCCGCAGCCATGGCCGTGCTCAACCCTGTGGTCGACCCTGGCTACGCGATCTTCATCACGACCAATGACGCCGACCCAGTCACGGGTGCGTAGTGGCCAGCCTTCACACCTCCGCCCGCCGGTTCCAGTCGCTGATCCACAAGGAAAACGGCCAGCCCTTTAACGGCACCATCATGCCGGCCGATGAGGGCAAGGTCGCGACCTATGATTTCTCGTCGCCCAGGCTGATGCTCCGCACGATCGTTGAGGGTGTGGTCAAGCCGCGCGACGTCGTCCTGGACGACCTCAACCGTCGCTACATCGTCGCCAACAACGGCTACTCGCCATACGGGAAGCAGTTCACCTTCCGGCTGTTCGAGGTGCTGGCCGATCTGCAGTGGAAACGAAACGCCACCCAGACCGACACGCTCACCGGCCTCAAGCGGGGTCAGGCTCCGGAAGACCTTGGGCTGATCGCCTGTACGGTCGAGATGACCGGCAGGGAGTATCCCGAACCGGCCAGCAACCTCTCGGAGGAGACGCGCCGGATCATCACGGGAGCCCATCTCCAGCTAGGTGACCAGGTCGACGACGCCATCGTCCGCAGGATCGACACGGCACTCGGGGTCACCTATGCCGAGATCCGCTAAGGCGAAAATCGTCGTCAGCTTCCGACAGCACAACACAGGGCAAAGCCCTTACGCCGGAGGCACGGCGTCAGCCTCGATCGGCCGCTCGGTCAACCAGTTCGTGACCTCTGACATGGGCGAGGTCGCGGCCAAGATTGCGGAGAGCCTCGCCAAGACGGTTGAGGTGTCGAACCGGACGAACTTCTTCAGCACCAAGGCCGAGAAGCTGGCCAAGAGTATCTCTGATGGCATCGACGCCGAGCTGCGCAAGATCGGTCAGTTCATTGGCGCAGAGCTGATCGGCATCCAGTCGGAGAAGGAATACGGCGGCAAGACGTCACTCGAGATCGACGAGTTCGACGAGGTCGGCATCTCCGTCGACTGGCGGAACCTGGCCAACATTACGAGGCGCAAGAAAACAGCCAACAAGGACAAGTTCTTCCTGCACACGTCAGCGCTGCGAAGCGAGATCCGGCAGAAGGCCGGCGCCGGCGCCGTGGCCCTGAACTCGGGCTTCAAGCAGCGGGGTGGAGCTGGCTCGGTCAGCTATGGTTGTGTGACGATCGTGCCCTACTACTACACGTCGGACACGGGCAAGCGGGTCTACAAGATCGCAGACATTTCCGTGAACCTGCTGGCTGGCGTCCCGGTGACTGCCGCCCAGGCCGTCCTGTCACAGAAAACCTTCAACCAGTCCGTAAACACCGCGGGCAACATGCCGGTGCTCGCCCGCTTGATGGGTCTGAGCCAGAGCGCGATCAAGAAGTTGGAAGGTGGTGTCATCGACCGCCACCGCGTCCACCGCAGGAACAAGAGCGGGTTCGCGATTGGGTCTTTCGAGAACACGTTCACCGGCGACTCCATCAACTTTTACCGACCAATGCTCGAACCGTCTCTGGCCTACTTCTTCCAGAAGCGGGTGCCTGCTGCGGTTCAGAAAGCCTTGAACCGATATTCCATCGGCAAGGGCCGCAAGTACGGAGATTGAAATGGCCTACATGAACGTCTGGACGTCTGTCGCCGCCTACATCAACCAGCAGATCTCTATGATCGCGGCCAACGGCATCACGCCGGCCGAGAGCATGAAGATGTTCGACTGGGAGGCACACGCAAATATCGAAGAAGCACCGGCGGTCCACCTTATCGGACCAGCCTCGCTGGCGATCGACGAACTGTCGAACGGGATCTACAGCGCCACGTTCGTGATTGGCGTCGGTTCATGGAAGGATGATGGGTTGTTCGTCCACCGCGCGATGGTGGATTTCCTCTTCAAGTCCCTGAAGAGCGGCACGCGCATGTCGGTCTTCGACGCGAAGACCGAGCAACCCTACAGCTGGCTCAAGATCGTTGACGGAACGTCAGTCGCTCCCATGACCAAAGCCAACACCAGGGCGCTTCAGTTCATTCAAGCCGAGGCGTTGGTCGATCCAATGGCGTAGTGCGCTTGAAGGATCGCGCGGTTGGTCTCGTCTTCCTGGGCGAGGGCGGTCTCAATCAAGACGACGATCTCGGCAGAAGTGGAGCGTCGAAGAAACATAGCGCGGCGTTCCAGCACTGCTTTCAACTCGTCATCAACGTTTACGGTAATGCGCTTCATTTTACACCATTATGCTGCAGTCGTTGATTGCTCATGTAGGTACGGGTGCCCACCTAACAAGCGCGATTGAAAGATCATTCTGCGCCGATTTCAAAAGGAGCACTCCATGGCCGGTAACGCCAAAACGAATAAGTTCATGCTTTCCACGGCGACCGTCATGCTTGGCGCGCTCGCGGACCTTCACAAGCTTAACCCGATAGAGCATTCTATCGGCCTGGTGAAGAACTTCCAGCTGACCGGCGAAGCCGCGTACACCGAGCTGACCCAGGGCATCCGCAATGCCGTTGTGATGTCCGTCCGCACGGGCGAAGGCCTCAAGACGTCCTGCGAAGTCTACGAGTTCACCGGCAAGAACCTGGCCTACGCCGCCGGCCTGGACGCTTCGGGCGCGAGCTATACCGTGGCTGACGACCTGTCGGCGCTGGGCACCGAAGCCGCTGCTTCGGATGACGAGTTGGTGCTGGCCGTTGCCCCGGTCGCGCCTGTGGTTGCCGGTGACTACCTGTTCGTGCAGAAGGGCCAGGACGACTACGTCCATATCATCAAGGCCGCCTCGTACGATGCCACCTCGAAGACGATCACCGTCGCGGCCGGCTTCGAAGTCCCGACCGGCATGACCTTCCCGGTGGGCGCCCGCGTCGGTCGCCTGGTGCGTATCGACATTGGTCAGAACGTGACCCAGCCCGACCTGGCCTGCAAGGTCACCGGCATCCTGCCGAAGGACAACACGCCGTTCACTATCCTTCTGCCGAAGGTCAAGGTGACCCGTGGTCTGGGCATCTCGTTCGCCTCGGACAACTTCTCGAACATGCCGTTCGAGATGCAGCCCTACGAGATGGTGACGTCCGATCCGTTCTACGGTGAATACGGTCAAGGCCAGGCCATCCTGCTGGCCCGCTAATTTCCAAAATCCATAGAACTAAGCCTCGCCCGTGACTACATCACGGGCGAGGCTTTTTCACATCTAGGAGTACTTTATGTCCGATCTACAGGACCGGTTCGAGATCACTCAAGACGGGGCAACCCGCGAGATCTTTATGTCCTTTGGGCTGCTCAACGAAATCACCACCCTGATGGGCGAGCCGGCCGCCGCGGCCAGCGTCTACTTCAACCCGGAACTGCGCGAGAAAGTGCTTCTCACAGCCCTTCACCAACGCACGAAGACAGGAAAGATTGAAAGCCGGGTTGTCTCTTTGGACGACCCCGACATCTCGGTCTCCGACATGGAAGCCCTCCTGGCATGGGAGGTCGATCACGCCATCGGTTTTTTCACAAGATCTATGGATCGAGTGGTCAAGACGAAAAGCGCCCTCGAAACTCTCACTCGGGGCGCGTCTACACTGATTGGGTCTCAGGGCTCAACTTCGAAGAAGCAATCATCTGGACGCTAAGGGTCCGGCCTAGCGAGCTGCGTGAGGTCTACTGGAGCCACTCCTACTACGACCTCATCACGATCGTCAGGCTGAACACTGAAGGAAAGGTGGCGGAACTAGGTCAGCACTTCGACAACCTGGCAACAGTCGTTTCGAAGGCTCTGGGTGGTTCCGATGATGAGGATGCCGATGACGCCGACGTCACAGTAATCAACAGCTGGGACGAGCTCACGGCAGCGTTTAGGACTCTAGGGGGTCAAATTGGCGCTTGAGCAGAACGACATCCGGTACGACGTCGATATCGACCTGCAGGATAGTCTTCGCGAAATTGATCAGCTCCGTCAGAAACTGAAATCTTTCAGTGACGACCTCGCCGTCAGCTCCACCGAAGTCCAGAAGAACATGCGCAAGGCGGCGCAGGAATACGTCTCATACATCAAGAAGCTTGAGGGTGATCTGAACACCCTCAAGAAGCAGGGCAAGGACACCACCGTCGAAGAGGCGCGGCTGTCTCAGATCCGCAACCGCCAGCGGGCGGCTCCTGCTGCCATCGCCAGCGAGTACGCGCGCGGAACCGATGCTACCCAGGCCAACCGCGCTGTCCTGCAGCGTCAAGTCAATGAGATGAAATCGACGACCAACGAGCTGGTCGGCAAATACTTCGACGAGCTGAACTCCACCTACCTGAAATCCGTCAAGCGCTCGCTGACCAATCTGTCGAACGAGGAGCGTATCCTCCGCAGCCGCATGGACGACCGTAACAGCCGCGCAACGATGGGCGATGCAGCTTTCGGTTTCCAGAAGCAGGCCGACCGCCGGAACCTGAACGGCGGCGCCAACCAATTCCTGTCGCAGGCCGGCATCCTCAACAACTACGCCATGGTTGGAGGCGCTTACAGCGCGGCCTTCAGCCTGGGTAACTTCGTCGTCAAGCTCGACGAGCAGTTCAAACAATTCCAGGCGATCACCGCCTCGACGAACGGCGAAATGAAATTGATGGAGGATCGGCTCCTCTCCGTGTCGGAGAAGACCAAGTTCACCGCCAATGAGATCGCTGACGCCGCGACCCTCATGGGTCAGGCCGGTATGTCGGTCGGTGAAGTCGCCGAGGCTATCGAGCCAGTCGCCAAGCTGGCCACCGCCGCCGGCACCGAGCTCAAGGACGCCGTGGACGTCGTCACGACCACGCTCAACATCTTCAACCTGCAGACCAGCGAAGCCGCCCACCTGGCTGACGTCTTCACCTCCGCGCTGAACGAGAGCAAGCTGACGCTCGACCAGCTGCAGGCTGCTCTGCAGTACTCCGGCAACACTGCCGCCAGCGTCGGCGTCAGCTACACCGAACTGACCGCAGCGGTCTCCGCGCTCGCCAACGCCGGCATCCGTTCTGGCTCGACGATCGGCACTGGCTTGCGCCAGCTGATGGTCGACCTGATCACGCCCTCCAAGCAGCTAAAGGCCGAACTGTCGCGCCTCGGCCTGTCAATGGAAGACGTCGACATCAAGACGCACGGTCTCTACGGCGTCATGCGGAACCTCAAGACCGCTGGCTTCGACACGTCGAGCGCGTTCGGGGGCCTGGAAGTCCGCGCCGCCGCTGCCTTCACCGCGTTCGCCAACAACCTCGACACCATGTCCGAGATCCAGCAGTCCCTGCTGCTCTCGAACTCCGCTGCTGAAGCCAACGATGTGCAGATGCAGTCGCTGTCCAACACGGTCAAGAACTTCGGCTCGAACCTCGGCGCCCTGGTCTACACCGCGTTCCAGCCTTTCCTGAAGACCTTGCAGCTGACCATCTCGTCCGGCGCTGGCTTCCTCGCCTGGCTGCGTCAGGCCGGCCCTCTGGTCCAGATCGTTGGCACTGCCATCGCATCGATCGTCTCGGCGCTGATCCTGGTCCGTATCGGCAAGCTTGCCGCTGGCATCATCGCTATCGGGACCGCAGCCACCGGCGCGGCCGGCGCGATGGCGGCCCTGCGCGCTGCGACCTTGGGCAACCCACTCTTCCTTGGCGCCGCCGTGCTGATCGCCGGCATCCAGCTGTTTGCGAACTATGCCGACAGCGCCGGCCGCCTGCAGGCTTCGCTCGACAACCTCAAGACCGAGCAGGACACCTACCAGGCGTCCGTCGATCACACCAACGACCGGGTGACCAGCCTCACCGCGGCGATGGACGACCTGGCTCGGAAGCAGAAGAACCTCGACGCCGGCAGCGACATCGCGCGCCAGACCAAGGTCATGGAGGTGCTGTCCACCTTCCAGGAGCTGACCGGCGAGATCGACGCCTCGTCGGCTTCGGTCGCGGATCTGATCAAGGCCATGCAGAACCTGAAGAGCGAACTGGTAGCCGGCCTGCCGGACCAGTTCGGCCTCCTGGTCGACAAGATCGACCAGCGCATCGCCATCCTGAAGGGCGCAGTTGCCGACCGCGTCAAGGGCGACGGCCAGTTTGCGGCCTCCCTGGCTGCGTCGGAGCGCTTCGGCAACGGTGGGGCGACCTACTCGAGCGACAACCCGATGTTCAGCGAGAAGGTGGCAACGCAGTTCGGCAAGGACATCGGCGAAGCCTTCGACCTGGCGACGGGCCTGAAGAAAGCCGACGCCGTCAGCGGCCAGCACGCCCAAGGCCTGGAGGCCATCATCGAGCGGTCGATCGCCGCCGTCCAGCGGAAGATTACCCCGCTTGAGGACAAGGGGTATTTCGGCCGCAGCGACGAAGAGACGAGCCAGCTTGCTGATCTCCGCAAGGACCTGAACTTCTTCACCCTGTTGAACAAAGCTTTCGAACCGCTGGCCAAGGACCTGGTCCAGATCGATGCCTCGAAGCTCGACCGGGGTATCCAGGTCAACAACCAGGCCAAGGCGCAGCTGGCCACCACTAAGGGTTACCAGAGCGCCGACGCGCTCAAGACCGACACCACTGGCTACCTGACGAACCGTCTTGGCGAAATCGTCAGCGCCGACCTCCCGATCGAGGACACGAAGAAGGCCTACGACGCCCTACAGGTCGAGCTGAACACGCGCATAGAAAAGATCAACGCCGATCTGAAGTTGGCGGCCGACGAAATGCGCGCGACCGGTGAGTACAGCGAAGACGACATCAAGAAGGCCGTCGAGGGCAGCGAGCTGAAGACCGACATCGCCGGCTTGCAGGGCGCGTTCAAAAAGGGTGCCGAGGGTTCGATCAAGGCGTTCAAGAAGTTCCAGCAATACATGTTGGAACAGCAGCAGAAGAACGTCGAGAAGCAGATCGCCTCGACGAAGAAGCAGCTGGCCGACGCCACCAACGAGCGCCAGGTCGACCTCCTGGAGAACCAGCTCTACACGCTGGATGGCACTCTGGCCAAGCTGGAGAAGGACGCTTTCGACGTCGCTCCCGACAAGGACATCGGCGACAACTCCGCCGACCTAGAGCTCGCCAAGCGCGCGATCCGTGACAACCAGAAGAACCGCCGCGACGACCTCATCGGCGCCGTGATCGAGAAGCGCGCCGCCCTGGCCGAGAAAGCCAACGAGGCTTTCGAAGACGACCTCAAGAGCAAGCTGAAGAGCGTTCAGGACGAGATGGGCAACCTCGTCGGGACCATCGACAACAACTCGACCGAGGAAGCCATCAAGGCGGTCAGGGACAAGCTCAATGAGCTGAACGAGAAGGCCAAACAGCTGGCCGGCCAGATCGCCGGTATCTCGGTCGGCGAGGACTTCGGCTCGTTCGCCGTGGGTGGTCTCCCGACCGCAGATGCGACTGACATCCAGAAGCAGATCATCGACGCCGCGAACAAGGCCGGTATCCCGGCGCAGATCGCGCTCGCGGTCGCGTCGTTCGAGAGCCACTTCAACCCGAACGCCAAGAACCCCGACTCCAGCGCGCGTGGCCTCTACCAGAACACCGACGACAATTGGGCAAGCCACGGCCTGGCTCCCGGAGATCGTGGCAGCGTCAGCATGCAGATCTACGCTGGCATCCAGGACATGCTCCGCACCCAGAAGGCACTGGGCACCACGCAGCTGTCCTTCAAGGACTATTATGGCGCTCATCTGCTCGGCCAGACCGGCTACCAGAAGGTGCTCCAGAACCCGAACGCGAACGCCGTTGGCCTCCTCGGCGCCGGCGCGGTGTCCGGCAACGGCGGCAATATCAACCAGACTGCCCAGGAGTTCCTGGACATGGTCTACCAGAAGGCCGCCGTCCACCTGGAGAAGGTGAAGGGCATGGTCCAGAAGCCGATGGACGCGGCTGACGACGCCCTCACGACCCAGACCGACAACCTGACTGAGAAGTCGTCCGACGCGGTCAGGGAGTTCGGCAAGAAGGTCGAGAAGAACCAGGTCAAGCAGGCCACCAAGCTGCTCGACAGCCAGGCCAAGGCGCTGGAAGCCCAGGTCAACACCCTGATGGTCCAGTCGTCCAAGGCGCAGGACCCGCACGCCCTGCAGTCGATCATGGATCAGGTCACGTCCAAGTGGGCCGAGATGACGGAGAAGGAGGTCGCTTCCTTCACCAAGGAGAACGCCGGCACCGACGACTTCGACACCAAGCTCGCCGCCCTGAAAGAACAGCTGGGCTCGGGCCTGAACAGCAAGATCGTCACGCTGCTGGACCGTTACCAACAGTCGATCGAGAACCTGGAATTTGCTCCGCTTGAGGACGCCCAGGCAAAGCTGGCCGCTGCGCAGAACCCGCTCTACGCGAGCAAGTACACCGAAGGCCAGGTCCAGGGTCTCCAGCACGACGTCCAGCTGCAAGAGCAGGCCGCCCAGCAGGAGCGCCTGAACCAGCTTGAGCAGCTCCACGCCTACATCCTCCAGCAGGTGTCGGCCGCCGAGCAGCAGTACGGCGCCAACAGCGAGCAGGTGCAAGCGCTCAAGGAACGCCAGTACTCGGTCGAGCAGAGCCTGACCGGCGTGCGCCGCCAGGCCACTGCTGACACACAGGCCGCAGCTCAGGGCGAGATGACCCTGAAGGATGCCATTGACGCCGCCAACCGCGCCTGGATGCAGCGCAATGGCCTGATGGACGCCAATGGCAACATGATCTCGAACGCCCAGAAGGCCGGCGCCGCCTGGGGCCAGGCGCTAGACGGCATCGCGAACTCCATGAGCACGCTGTTCACCGACCTGGCTTCCGGCTCGATGTCCGCTGGCGAGGCGTTCAAGAAGTTCGGCCTGTCGGTCGTCCAGATGCTGATGCAGATGATCGCCAAGGCGCTGGTCTTCAACATGCTCCAGAGCTTGATGGGTGGCGCTGGTGGCGGTGGGGGCGGGGGCTTCCTGGGAATGCTGTTCGGTGGTGGCATGGCCACCGGCGGCATGATCGCGGGCATTAAGCGCTCGGCTACGGGCGAATACGTCCACGGCGCCAGCACGCCGTTCCGCGATAGCCAGCTCCGCATGGTTCAACCGGGCGAGATGATCCTGCGCACGTCTGCGGTCAACCAGATCGGCCGTGACTCGCTGGAGAAGATCAACGCCCTCGGCAACCGCAAGATGGCCTCTGGCATGCCTTCGCTGCCCGCAGCGCAGCCGGCTGATCAGCGGCCGGTCAACGTGTGGGCTGTGCTGCCGGAAGAGAAGCCGCAGCTCGGGCCCGACGACGTGGTCGCCTACATCAGCGACGACATCCGGCGCCGCGGTGTGACGCGCAGCCTGATCAAAGCGATCAATTCCGGGAGGATGTGATGCAGACCTTCGACTTCCCATTCCACCTGGTCGAGGACACCTATCCCTCGAGCTCGACCGTAATCCAGTTTGGTGGCGGCTATCAGTTCGCGACCAAGCCACGCGGGCCGGATCAGATCGGCTTCAAACTCTCATTCAAGGCCATGTGGTTCTACGAGCGGGCGCCGGGTGTCGTCGACCCGGATCTGAACCCGCAGCTCAACATGAAGCGCATGATCGACTTCTACGAGGCCCACCGGCTCTACGAGCCTTTCTACTATCCGCACCCCATACGCGGTCTACTCGTCGTGCGCTTCTCCAAGCCGCTCCAGGTGCCCAAGGGCGTCGAGCGGGGCAACGGCCAGACCGAGCAACTCAACATCGAACTGATCCTGCAGCCATGAGCATCAACAAGCCTGACGAACACATGACGGAGTCGCAGAAGCTGACGGCCGATGCGTTCGTCAATCTCTACGAGATCCAGTTGAAGACCGAGCCGGTCATCATGCTCCTGAGCGACAGTGTGTCCCGCACCTGGGGCGGCCGGAACTGGGAGATGTTCGGCATCCAGCTGACCGGCGAGAAGCGCTCGGCCGATGGTGAGGAAACCCGGCCCAAGCTGCAGCTGATCAACCCTGAAGGTGTGTTCAGCACGCTGGTCCGGCAGCGCCTCCTGGACCGCGCCACGGTCATCCGCTACCGACTCCTGCGCGCACACTTCGAAGGTGACGTCCAGATCTACCAGCGGCGTATGTGGTACGTCTCCCGCATCGCTGATGTCACCGCCGGCCAGTCCATCACCGCAGAGCTGCGAGTGATGACAGAAGGCCCGAACAGCAAAATCCCGGCCCGACAGTTCATCCCGCCGGACTTCCCCATGGTGAGGCTCGGCTGATGAACTACCAACATCTCCTCGGCCGCAAGTTCGCCTGGGGATCGCAGGACTGCTTCGGCCTGATGCGCGACTTCTACCGCGACGTCTTCGGCATCGAACTGCCCAACATTGCCCGTCCAGAGGACTTCTACCAGAAGGGTCTAAACCTCTTCGGTGAGAACTACAGGAGCATGGGCTTCAAGGAAATTCAGGTGCATCCGTCCGAGATCAAGTTCGGGGATGTGATCGTAGCAGCGATAGGCTCCACTTTTGGAAATCACTGCGGCACCTTCGTTGAAAATGGCCGTATTCTCCACCACCTGTACGGTGGCCTTTCACAGGTCTCACCGTTCCGGGGAATAATGAGGAACAACTGCATCGCGATCTATCGCCATCAGGATGTTCCCAGTGTCGTCGTCACGCAGGCGGAGACACGAGATCTTCGGGACTTTCTTTCGCCAAGCAAGCAAAAGCTGTTGGATGAACTTCGAGCTGCCCATTCAGGAACTCAAGCAGAAGCTGACGGACGGCCCTGAGCGCGTCGGCTTCGTGCTGACGACCGGTAAGGTTGTCGAGGTCCAGAACATCTGCGCTCACTCGGACAATGGCTTCGAAGTCTCGGGTACAGACCTGGTCAAATATCACGACCAAGTTGTCGCCACCTGGCACACCCACCCCGGCCAGAACTCAAACCTCTCGACCAACGATTGGTATGGCTTCAGGAATTACCCTGACTGGCTGCACCTCGTCATCGGCACGGACGGCGTGAGCTCGTATCGCGTCGACAAGGGCCGCGTGCTCAACGATCAGAAGTGGGAAAATGAAGGTTAAGGTATTCCTCCACGGATACTTCGCCAAATTTCATAAAGGCCCGATTGAGGTCAACGCCGCCACCGTCGCCGAAGCGATCGCCCTCATCACTCCCCAGCTCCCAGGCTTCCGTCCCAACGCCGTCCACGGTCGTCACCGCATCTCCGTTGCAGGCTGCGACAAGGTCGAGGACCTCTACCGGCCGGCCAAGGGCGGTGAGATCCACCTGATCCCGCAATTCACGGGCGGCAAGAAGGGTGGCTACCTGCAGATCCTGCTCGGTGTCGCGCTTGTCGCGGTCGGCTGGTTCGCGGGGATCGGCTGGCTTCTCCAGGCCGGCGCGCTGGCCTTCCTGGGGGGTGTCGCACAGATGCTGATGCCGACCCCCAGCAGCGACGATAACCAGAAGAAATCTCACTACATCGGCGCCTCCGACAACACCGTCACCATCGGGACACGCATCCCGATCCTCTACGGCGAGGACCTGGTTGGTGGCCACTACCTCTCCTTCGACACCGACGCAATTGTAACAGGATAACGGCCACATGAGACCAACCAACGAGAAGATGATTGAGGCGTTCAGCAAGGCCGGAGGTTTCCGTCCAGCTGAACGCATGCTCCGCAGCATGGGGTTTGACATCTCCGAGCGGACGCTCCGGCGCGCTCTGGCGAACATGCCCACGGCGGTGGACGAACCCTTCACAGTGGACGACGGTCCCGAGGTCGACATCGAGGAGCTCTTGGAGCGCCGCATCCGCGTCTTCGAAAAGAAGAACAAGCAGCGCGAGCACGACAAGCTTATTCCGGTCAAGGTCAACATCGACGGCCCTATCGGCCTGGGCTTCATGGGTGACCCCCACGTCGACAGCGACGGCTGCAACATCAAGCTGCTGCTCAAACACACCGAGATCTTCGACGGTCGCAACGAGGGCATGTTCGGCACCTGCCTGGGCGACATGTGGAACAACTGGTCCGGCCGCCTCGCACGCCTCTGGTCCGAGCAGACCACGGATGGTTCGGAAGCCCGCGCGCTCGTCGAATACTTCCTGAACCGCGTCAACTGGATGTTCGTGATCTATGGCAACCACGACCTGTGGTCCGGCCATTCGAAGATCCTCGACCAGATGCTGGCCGGCAACTGTGGCGCCGCCCGCGACTGGCGTGCCCGCGTCGGCCTCCGGTTCCCCAACGGCCGCAAGTTGGGCATTTACGCTGCCCATGGCTTCCCCGGCAACTCGATGTACCTGAAGAACTTCGGTGCCGTGAAGAAGGCGCTCTTCGACGGGCAGCACGACATCTACGTCTCGGGCCACATCCACTCGGCCGGCTACACGCTGGGCGCGCACCCCGGCGCCGAGCGCGCCTTCCACGCCGTCCAGGTCGGCACCTACAAGGAGATCGACAGCTTCGGTGACGCGATCGGTGCGGAGAACCTGAACCTCTACACCTGTCCGGTCGCCCTGGTCGACCCCTACGCCACGTCGCCGCTCAACTACATCCGCTGGGAGTTCGACCCGGAGCAGGCAGTTGATCGTCTCGCATGGATGCGCAAGCGCTGGTCTGAGGCTCGGTAATGAAGAAATTTGCAGGCAGCGGCTTCGGTGGTGGCGGGAGCAATGACCCCGACAGCTATTTCAGCGATGATATCATCGAAGCCGTTCTTGCGATTTCGGAAGGCCCTATCAAGGGCCTGAAGGGCAACAGCTCCAAGAACTTCTACATCGGCGAGACGCCGCTGCTCAACGCCAACGAGAAGACCAACTTCTCGAACTTTGAACTCGACGTGAACAAGGGCTCGGCGCAGGGCGAGCTCATCGTCTTGTCCCTGGGCGGCCAGGCGATCAGCACGACGGTCAGCAGCAGCCTTGCTCAGTTCATCCCGGTGGTTCGTCAGGGTTCGCAAGTCGACATCGACTGGCTGGAGCTGCGCGTCATCGTCAACGCGCTCTACCACAGCAAGGATGATGGCACGTCGGCTAAAAGTCTGGATCTCAGGATCCAGATCAAGCCATCCACCAGCTTGGACTGGACACTCCCGGTGCTCTATTCCGACCTGGGGACGACGACACAGGCATACGAAAACAGCATCAAGGTCGTCCACCGCGAGGACATCGTGTCGGCCATGACCACTGGTCGCACGCAGGTGGTTTACAACCAGTCGACCCAGCCAAACCCCACCTCGGACGAGCGTAGCTTGCCGGCCGCCTACGGTCACCGCGTGTGGTGGATCGATGCCGCGAACGGTGAATTCAACCCTCGGTTCTACTCGAACGAAGCCTTCTTCCTGCCTGACGGCCTGTCGCTGGCCGGGACGGTTGGCCAAGAGGTCGCCACCTTCGACGACGTGAACTACATCGCGCTCATCGACCCCAATCGGTCGGACATCAAGCGCAGCATCTATTTTTGGACGTCAGGCACGCCCTCCAGCGCGCGTGTAGGCGATCTCTGGTACGATCCGACGTCCAGCCGCCTGTTGTGGTTCAACGGCGCTGCCTGGGTCAACACGCTGCCTGCGGAGGGCGCCTACGATCCCACCGCCGGCGCGAAGGTTGTTTCCCAGAACGGCATCCTTCATATCCACGAAAAGATCTCGTCGAACGCGGTCAAGGAAGTGCGCGTCAAGGTCGACAGGATCGGTGTCCCTTACGACATCCGCATCACCAAGCTGACGCCGGACTCTGAAGACAGTGGCGATGACCGCACCGACGTCTCCTGGGAGAGCTTCCAGGAGATCAAGGCCGAGCCGCTGCTGTTCCCCAACCTGGCCACCATCCGGCTGAAGGGCCGCGCCAGCGATCAGTTCTCCAGCCTGCCCACGCTCCAGGGCGTCTACGAGGGCCGTGAGATCAAGGTCCCATCGAACTACAATGTGGCCGAGCGAACCTACGAAGGCGTTTGGGACGGAACCTGGAAGGTCGCCTATAACAACAACCCGGCCTTCGTCGGCTACGACCTGATCGAGAACGACCGCTACGGCATGAGCTCGACGTACCCGGTCACGCTGGACCCGTTTGACGTCTACGAGGCCGGACAGTGGTGCGACCTCCGGCTCCCCAATGGCAAACCGCAATTCACGTTCAACCAGCTCATCAAGGACCCTCAGTCCCCGCGCGAGCTGGCCACCTATGTGTTCGGCACCTTCGGCGGCCGGTTCTTCGACGACGGCAACGGCTACGCTCGGCTGCGGATCGACAACGGCCAGGCGCCGGCTGTCCATCTGTTCGCCGCGGAAAACATCAAAGGCTCCTTCAAATATTCCTACACGGAGATCGAGAGCCGGATCAACGATTACACCGTCTCCTTCAAGAACCCGGCGCTCTTCTACGTCGAAGACCGGCGTCGGGTTTACGATCAGCCGTCGATCGACGCCTATGGCCGCGCGCCGGATGATTTCGTCGCCGTGGGCTGCAACAACGCCGACGAGGCGGTCTACCGCGCCACGGTCAAACTGTTGTCGGACCAAACCGAGGTCGAGACCGTCACGTTCGAGACGGCGCGCGAGGGACTGTACCTCGAGCCCTACGACATCATCCTCATCGCCGACGACACGATGGACGAGGTCATCTCGGGCCGCATCAGCAGCACCGATGGCGAGTACACCATCTTCCTGCGCGACAGCGTGTTCCTGGAGGATGGGTTCGACCACGAGATCGTCATCAACCTGAACCAGTTCGAGATCGCCACGCTGGCGATCGACGTGGTGTCGGTGGGTCGGGCNCCACGAGATCGTCATCAACCTGAACCAGTTCGAGATCGCCACGCTGGCGATCGACGTGGTGTCGGTGGGTCGGGCTACCAAGGTTCTGAAGCTGGTTGATCCCATGCCTTCGGGTATCCCGGCTCAGGCTGTGTTCTCGATCGGGCGGGGCGCCAAGCCTTACCGGGTGCTCGCTATTGGCGAAGGTGGCGAAGGCGACAGCGGCGACGACGAGAGCGTCACTATCACCGCGATCGAAGTCAACCGGACGAAGTACGCTGTCGCGGCCGAGTCTCCTGGTTCGGTCGTCATCGACATCCCGGAATTCCCCACCGATCTGTCGGCCGTCACCAATGCGCGCATCACGCCGTTCACCGAAGTCCGCAACGGTCGCCCGGTGCAGAACCTGCGCGTCGAGTGGGACGCACACCCCAACAAGTTCGTGCGTAGCTACTCGATCAGCTCGCGCTTCGCCGACGACCAGTGGCAGTTCAACGGCGAGGTGAAGAACCCGCGCTTCGAACTCTATGATGTCAAGCAGGGCCGCTACCTCTTCTCGATCCAAGCCCTGGCGCTGACCGGGCAGAAGTCTGTCGTCGGCTATGCCGACATCGATCTGAGCGGCGAGGTCCGCACGGTGGCCCCCATCAAGAACCTCGTTCTTACCAACCAGTCGGGCCTCAACGGCGCAATCCACCTCTTCGACGACGTCCATGCAGATCTGCAGTGGGAAGCTGGCGACAGCGATCCGGCGCTCTCCTCCTACCGCGTCCAGATCTTCGACGACGGCGAGGTGCTCCTGCGTACGACGTTCGTAGGCGTGCCGGCGTTCTCCTACACGACGTCGATGATCCGCACCGATGCGGCCTCCCGCCAGCTGCGCGTCGAGATCACAGCCTTCGACCTCTTCGGCAACAACTCGGCCACCGTCTCACTGGTGATCAAGAACCCTGCGCCCGCTGCCCCGCTGGTCGCGGCCTCGCGCGGCTTCGGGTCCGTCTCGTTCGCTTGGCCGATCGAAGGCTTGATCGACTACGTCGGCGCCCTGGTCTGGACCGCGACCGAGCCTGGCATCGACCCGACCTCGCGCCCGCCCGACATGGACATCAACAGCAACACGCTGTCGGTCGCGGTGGAGAGCGAGAGCTCCTGCTACGCCGTGGTCGCGCTCTACGACACGATGGGCAAGACCGAGCTGAACTACAGCCAAGAGGTCTTCGCGCAGTCCTATCAGACCGTGGACACTGAACCACCGGCCGACCCCACCGGCTTGGAGCTGTCTTCGCGCCTGGAGACGGTCGACGGCGTCGTGCAGCGCATGATCCTGGTGGCTATCCTGGACCCGGCGGCTGATGAGGACTTCGGATATTTCGACTTTGAGATCAAGCAGAACGCCGGGAACTGGGTGAGCTTCACGTCCAGCACGCCGACCTTCGAATGGACCGTGCTTCCTCTCCAGACCTACAAGGTCCGCGCTACCGCGGTTGACCAATTCGGCAACCGCTCTGGCATGACCGGCGAAGTGACCCTGGTCACGCCTGAGTGCCCCGAGCTGGCCGACCTGATCAACGCTGGTTCGGTCTCGATTGAGGGCGGCAAGATCCGCATCGAAGGCGAGACCATGCTGTCGGACTGGCGCAACCCTGGTGACCTGACCACGATCGACGGCAACCAGTTGGGGACTGGTACCGTGACAGCCGAGAAGGGCGTCTTCAGCACGCGCCGCGGTATCGTGGTCGAGGACATCACGTTCGACTACAACACCCCGTCCTTGAACAAAGTCGCCTGGAGCTCAGGCGTCGTCCGGTACACGGGCAACGACGGAAACACGGCTACCCGGAACACCGTGGCTGGTGGAGCGACCTGGACGGCTGGGACCGTCTTCATCTGCTACGTGCAAGGCGCCACGGCACTGACGGCGACGACCGACCCGCTGGTGGCGTTCGGCAGTAACGCAGTCGTGCTGGCGACCTACAAGGGCGACAAGCACCTCGTGGGTGATTACGGCCAGACGATCATCGACGGCGGCCAGCTGAAGACCGGCACGGTCATCGCTGACCAGGCGCGCATCAACTCCATTGACGCCAACGCCATCCAGACGGACGCCATCAAGGCCCGCCACATCGCGGCCGGCGTGATCACCGCCGACAAGCTGACGATTGGTAATGGCGCAAACCTTCTGGAGAACACCGACCACGCCGCCGGCCTGACCAGCTGGAGCCAGACGAAGAATGGCACGCAGCACGACGGGCTGATCCTTTGGACGGGCTCGCAATGGACGCCGATCGGTGGCGCTCTCAGTCAGCATCAGTCAGGCGCCACTGTCACCGATTACGCCGACATCAACTACGTCAACAACGCTGGCGCCTTGCGCTATTTCCCCTGCTATGCGGGCCAGCGCTTCGAGCTGTCGGCCTACGTGGCAACGCATCGCTGCCAGGTGACGATGTATATCGAGTGGCTCAACAGCGCCGGCGTCCCAATCGCCTATTCCAGCACCGGTGCGCTGACGGTTGGAAGCAACGTCGGTGATTACTCCATGAGCAGCTACTCTCGCGCGTTGCTGTTTGCCGTCGCGCCCGCGGGTGCAGTGTCGTTTCGGCCGTTCTTCCGCAAGCTCGGCACCCTGGCCGGGTTCGGCTACGTCGACAGCTACGCCTGGTGGACGCATATGTTCCTGGGCATGGCCAACGCCAATCAGACCGAAGCTACCCCGTGGAGCATCGGCGGCGTCACGCAGATCGGCCCCGGCAACATTAAGACGGACAACCTGTCGGCGATCTCTGCTGACCTGGGCAACATCAACGCCGGTGCCATCAACATCAACAACCGGTTCATCGTCGCCAGCGATGGCACGGCGACAATCCGGTCGGCTACAAGCGGAGCCCGCCTGGAGCTCACCAGCACCCGCATCCTGGTCGTGGATAACACCTGATGGCCAACCGTGTGCTCATTGGCTCGTTTGCGGGCGACCAGGTTCTCCGGATCAGCAGACCCGGCTTCGACGTGCTCGATGACACGCTCGATTTGAACTCCGTCGCCTTTGACAGTCGTTGGTCAGAGGTCGGCAACGTCGTGATGTCCGGCTCGGGCCTCACCACGCAATCCAATGGCGGCACCAACTGGAAGACGGTCACTTTCCCGACGCCCTATCCAGCAGGTGTGGTTCCCTTGGTGATTTGCTGGTTCAGGGCGTCAACAAGTGGGGGCATAATCTATCACAATTTGGGAGCGGCTCCATACGCGACTGGTCAATCTGGGTATATTTTCCAGACGTCCCTCTTTGTTGATGAAACTCACTTCCAGTTTGGCCCCTTCAATCAGACAACCGTAATTCCGTTCAACTACTTCGTCATGGATAACTACTATGGCTAACCGCATCATTATCGGGGAGAGGGCGGGTGATTACGGCATCTTCATCTCAAGGCCGGGTGTGGATGTGCTCACCGCAACCGGGGGTCAGCTATTGTTGGACACCACGCGGCGTCCTCTTCAGCTTGTGCAGACCGGAGCGCTAGTACTAAATGGCTCGTTTACGACGGTTGCTTTTCCAAATCTCGGCTTCAAACCGGTGATATTGTGGAGCACGGACTATAACACGGGAAGCTTGAACGGAAGCTTTATTCCGCTGCGTCTCTATTTCCCGTCAGCAACAACTTTCAATGTCTGCGGATCCGACAACGGCTGCAATGTAACTTACGGAATTACCAACCTACCAGTGGATGCTTTTTGATGGCCAACAGAATTATGATCACGGCAGACCAGGTGACAATCTCCAAGCCCGGTGTGGATGTGACGACCGCGACTGGTTCCGATCTCCTGTTCGACAGTAGGTGGGGCAACGGCAAGGTCTGGTCCAAGGGCGAAGTTATTCTCGCAGGCGGCTCCGGCTGGAAGTCTATTCCCTACGGAAGGACGTTCACCACGAGACCTATGATCGTCTTCAAGTGGAATGGAAGTGTGTTCATGAGTAGTTGTAGCTACTGGGGTCAAACACTATATCTGGTGATCAATTGCTTCAACAACGAGTTCCGGTATATCCGGCAAGAAAACCCCCGAGAGCTGCAATACTGGATTTTGGATTGGAACCTATGATCATCGAGCACGACGAAAAAGGCATGATTGAACACATCATCAGCGACCCGGTGAACGAAGAGGTGAGGGCCTTCTATCTCGCCCAAGGCGCAGTGGACTTCCCACCTGTGAAACTGCCCCCGGAACCCGCCATCCTCAACGGAGTGCCCGTGCTCGATGAGGCCGGCCAGCCGGTGATGACGGAGAAAGTCGCCTACATCAAGTGCCGGCTCACGGAGGACTACATTCTCGATGGCGCGATCACGCCACGTCCAGTCTTCGACGTGCCTGACGAGATCGAGTTGATCGCTGACGGCATCGACGTGAAAACCTTCGCCGTTCCCGACCCATGCGAGGCACGCCTCGACGGCGAACCCATGACGATCACTGGCGGCAGACTGGATCTCAGCTCCGACATGCCGGCTGAATACACGCTGGAGCTTATCCAGTGGCCCTACATCGAGAAGACCGTGAAGGTGACCGCCCATGCTCCTGAGTAAGAACCTGGCGCCCCTCCGTGCCGCCGCCCTGGAAAAGATCGACAACTCGGCCGGTGAGGTACGCAAGCGGTTCATCACCTCCGCGCCTGGCCAGGAGATGGTTTATCAGCAGAAGCGTGTCGAGGCCGAGCTGCTGATGGCGCAGCTCGACGTCGCGCCCGCCGAGATCCCGCACATCGTCGCGGAGGCTTCACTGAACGGGATCACACCCTACGACCAGGCCGTGGTGGTGCTGACGATGTCGCAGCAATGGATGGTGATCTCCGCGCAGATCGAGGAGACCCGCCTGGCCGCGAAGCAGGCCGTAGCGGCGGCGATGAACCCGGCCGCCATCGAGCTGGCCTCGACGATCGACTGGTCTGCGTATCATGCCTAAGCGCGACAAGGGCATCATCGCCTACGGCACCGACGAGGACCGCGCCAAGCTCGCGGTGCTCTCCAGCCTCACAGGGAAGACGTCCTCCGACTGGATCATCCAGGAGGTCCGCAACCAGTACGCCGCGGCCTTTGGTGACACCCCTCCAGAACGCATCATTACGCAGCAGTAGCGATGAACAATATCTTGCCTGCCGGCTTATATAGCCAGGAGGATTTTAAGGGATGTTCATGTCTACCGAAGAGCTCAAAGGCGTCGTCATAAACGGCAAAACTATCTCCGCCGCGGTTGGTGTGTTCGCCATCGTTTCGATGCTCTTCGGGGCGGTCTCCTACGTGACTTACCAGAGCTTCGAGTTGGCTCAGGCCAAGTCTGATATCGTCAAGCTGGACATCAAGGTGGACACGGCAGTCGCGAAGCTTCAGGCCCAGCTCGAAGCGTCCAACCAGCAGAGCCGCCAGGACACCAAGATGATCCTGGACAAGGTCGAAGCGATGACCGGCGAGATGACCAAGCTGACGATCGCCGTGAGCAACGTCCAGTACAAGCAGGACAACACCCCCTCCAAGCAGTGATGCACAGCGCAGCACGCCCGACCGAACAACGGTCGGGCTCGGCCCCATATAACGGGCATGAGCAAGTGGCTACACCCCGACTGGTATAAGACGTTGCGTTACGCCTGGAGCGTACGCTTCATCGCACTCGCCGGTCTCTTCTCAGGGCTCGAGGCCCTGCTGCCTTATCTCCCGGCTTTCGTGGCGATCTCACCCCAGCTCCTGGGCGCGCTGACCGGCATCTGCGTGGCGCTTGCTTTCATCTTCCGCACGTTCGTCAGCCAGAAGGTTTTCAGAGATGCCGATCAATAAGATTGTCCCCACCAAGCGGGGCAAGGCCGCCGTCCTCGGCGCGCTCCTCTTCGCCATCGCCAGCGGCTGGACCGCTTTGGACCAGCCGGCCCCGGCGTCCGCTCCACCCTCCGTGGTCGTGCAGATGGTCCGTCCGGCCGTCGTCGCCCCGGCGCTCACTCCCGAGAAGCTGATCCACCAGCAGGTTGCAGCCGGCAAGATCCCGCCGGCCGTCAAGCTGGCGGTCGAGCAGATGATTATGCCTTGGGAAGGGCTCCGCACCAAGGCGTATCTCGACACGCTCCCGAAGAAGCATGTTTGGACCGTCTGCTACGGCGAGACGCTCAACATCAAGAAGGGGATGAAGTTCACGCGCGAGCAGTGCAAGGCAATGCTGATCAAGCGGGTCATCCATGACTACTACCTCCCGCTGGTCGACGGCGTGAAGGATTACGCGATCGCCCCGATGTCCCTGCAGGCCTCCATGATCTCCGGCGCCTACAACTTCGGTGTTGCGGGCCAGAAGGGATCGCGCACTGCGGCCTTTGTGACCAAGCACCAGTACAGCCAGGCCTGTGACGCACAGACCGCCTGGAACAAGGCTGGCGGCAAGGTCCTGCCTGGCCTGGTGAACCGCCGTGAGACCGGCGATGCCCAGCGCGCCGGTGAAGCTGAAATCTGCAAGTCGGGGCTGTAAGATGCGTGAACTCGCAATCATCTGGTGTGAAGACCACAAGACAGAGATCGCCGTGATCCTGGCCTTGCTCACCGCACTCGCGATCTGGGTGGTGCTGTGATGCCGGCGTGGGCCTCTCTCTGGTTGCTCAGGATCGGCGTGGCCATCGGCCTGTTCGTGGCCGGCTTCGGTTATGGCTGGGTGAAGTTCGAGAACGCGGCCGAGGTCGCCGCCCTGAAGCACCAGGTCACTCAGCTGCAGACCAACGTCGCGATCCTTGAGGCCGACTCCAGCCAGGCTGTGGTCGATGCCGACAAGCTCGCCCAATACGATAAGAACGCAAAGGAGCAGCGCGATGCTGTCACATCTAATCCGCGCATCAAGTGTTTTGACGGTGATGCTGCTGACCGGGTGCGCAACCTCTGGAAAGGTTGAACTTCCCCCGATCCCGCAGGACCTCCGCGTGTGTTTCGAGACGATGGTCGGGCCGTTTCCAGAGGGCAAGCCGATCGACGACTTGATGGTCTTCGACAAGATCGACCAGTTCATCCGTTCGGACAGGACCAAGTCGTCCTGCGGGAAACGGTTGATCGCCATCATTGATGCATCCGGCGACCCGAAGGCCCTGGCCAAACTATTGCGCGAGACGAAAACCCGCACTAAATAGCTCTTCCTATAGTATTCGGGGGACCTATGAAGAAGCTGCTCATCATCGCTGCCGTTGTTCTCGCCACAGGCACTGGTCTGGCCTTTGCCTTCAAGAGCTCTGGCCCGACTAAGGAGCAGACAGATGCCGGCATCGCCAGCACCTGGAACGTCCAGGAGGTGTCGTCCTCCTGGGAGGGTGACAAGCTGATGGCTCTCGTCACCTGGAAGGACCTCACGCAAGCTCAATCTGCAGCCGATCAGCTCTGCCAGCTGTTTCCTCTCAGCAAGGTGCTGTGGGACAACAAGCTGGGCGAGGCTCGGGCATACGAGTGTCAATGAAAAGGGCCGCTCTCGCGGCCCTTTCCTTTACTTGTTGAAGTCGACGGGGCACGCCCCGCTGGCGCAGTCGATGTGGACCTTGTCCACGTCCTCGGCCATCTGCTCTCGGATTGAGCCGACGATCGCCTCGTAGCGAGCCTTGGTGAGTGGCTCTTCCGGCTGGTACTCGTAGGACAGTGTGTCGACCTGGGGGAGGACCGACACAGCGCGCACCAGATTGATGTTGGCGTCCATGACCTTCGAGTATTCGTTGAAGTTCACCTTCTTGGGGTCGTACTTCAGGGTGTAGGAGACCTGGTTGCCGCCCTCACGGCCGATCCAGAACGTCTCCAGGAGACGGAGCCAGCGGAACTGCTCCTCCATCGTGGCTTCGGCCGCCGTGGTGACCTCTCCACCCATGCTGCAGATGACCGGCGCTGTTGGGAAGCCGACGATCGTCGTGCCCTTGTAGCTCTTCAGCTCCTTCGTCGGGTAGCCTTTCTCGGCGTACACCGCCACCAGCGGGTCGTCGGAGCGGAACTGGACCCAGCGGAGATATTCCCGCATGGCCGGCAGGTGCGCGCCCTCGGTGAGGCCGAACAGCTTGCTGGTGGTGCCCGCCGGCTTGATCGTCCTGCGCGTGTGCGGAAACGTGACGCCGAGATCCTGACAGTAGGTGCTGGCTTCCTCGTCCACGACATTGGCCAGCTCCTTCATGCGCAGCCAGAACGGCATCGAGCGCACGCTTGGGGCAACCATCTCGGCGCCGTTGGCGTCCTTGATCTTGATGCCGTCGCCGTCGATGGCGATCAGATCCTTGAAGCTCAGGCCGTAGCGGCGCATTGCCCACTCCAGGATGCCTGTCAGGGACACGCCAATCCGGTTCGTGCGGTTGACCTCCCGCTGGTAGATCGAGGGCATGAGGTTGGTGCGGATCAGGGCGCGCGTGATGTGACGCACGGCCATTTCCTCTTCCCAGCTGTCGTTGGCGTGGTAGAGCGCCAGGTCGCCGATGACGCAGAAGCCGCCCAGGATGAAGAGGACGATCTCACCACACGGGTTGACGATGAACTGGTAGGAGTGATCCATCACCAGCTCGGCCAGGGCGAGCTGCATCTCCCTGAAGTCCTCGCCGCCGAACTTGGCGAACGGGTAGACCAGGTAGTCGTCGGCGCCCTTGAGGTTGACGGAGAGCTTCGAGACGTTGAGGAAGCCAGTCTCGCCGGTCAGGTCGTGGTACTGACGGCGCTTCATGGCCTCGTTCAGGTCGTAGGCCTTGCGTTCCCACTCACCGAGCTCGATGCCGTTGCGCAGGAAATGACGGGCCTTGCGCAGGCACTCGTAAAACTCGTCGTCGACAGCGACGGAGTTATTCGATGACCAGAGGAAGGAGTCGTAGCCAGGCAGGCCAGCCATCGCGTCGACCTCTTCCCAGCTGCGGCCGATGAACTCGATCGGGCGCTTGAGGTCGATGAACTCGAAGATGCCGGGGTCTTTCCAGAACTTGGTCGCGATGCGCGCAGCGCGGCGGGCGCCACCGACCAGAACGCACTCGGCCAGATAGTGGTCGGCGATGATCGCAGACTTCCACTTTGGCATGTTGAGACCGCGCAGGCGGGCCACATTGGCGATAGCGCCCATGAGCGGGCCCGGGCCAGAGGCAGGCCGGTTCTGCATGCCCTTGATCGGCTCGTTGAAGCCGCGGACCTTGGTGTAGTCGAGGATCAGGACGTGCTCGTGCAGGCCCTTGTAGGTCGCCACCTCGATCTGCTCGACGCCTTCAGCCCAGCCTTCACGGCTGTCGTCGACCATGTGGTAGATCGTGTTCTCGCCGGCATAGAGGTGCAGAGCTTCGCGGGGCGTCATGTAGCCGGAGATCCGGCCCGACAGAACGTCAGGGTGGTTGTTGTCGATGACGTTGATGACCTTCGGCTGCTTGGTCCAGTCGACCAGCATCAGGGCGTCGTCGTAGGCACCACCCACGCCGGAGCCAGAGAGCAGGAGCTGGAAGGTCATGGCGCGGAACATCGACGTGGAGCAGTTCGTGAAGACCTCCATCGGACGGTCTTTCTGCCGGATGTCGCCGTGCTGGAGGTGGCGGCCGGAGAGCAGGATGGTGCCTTCGGCGATATGGTAGTTCAGCGCCTGGAGGTCGTAGCAGTGCGGGTCGAGCGAGGTGTTGCCCTCGGCCACGCGCAGGGCGACGTCTTCCCAGCGCTCACGGCGCGTGTCGGGCTTGCGACCCATGTGTGGTGCTTCGGCGTCGTCAATGATCTTGATCAGGGGGAAGGTGAGGCTCAACGCCGACCACCAGACTTTATAGTCGGGGTCTTTCGGGTTGAGATGGACAGCCTTGAGGCCTGCGTAGTTGGCCTTGGCATCGTCGGTGAGGATGAGACGGGCGACGGTGCGTTCAGCAACGCCTTGACCCATCCCCGGGAAGAAATCACGGGACATAAAAAACCTCTCAGTTCGGTGGAACTGAGAGGTAAGAGTTCAAAATCTTGTATGTGAGTGATGCGTTTTGCTCACCCTATAGTATCACCACTTTTTTCCATGGGCCGACTTGCGGTGTTCGGCCGTGTGGTCCTTGCGGACCTTGTTGAAAGCGGACTTCTCGGCATAGGCGCCGTGGAGATCGTAGTTCCACTTCTCGGCGTATTGTTGAATGAGCTGCAGGGTGGCCCAGAGCTGTGCCTCGATCAGCACCTTGATCTCGGGGAAGTGGTCTCCGTCGTCGGAGCAGAGCGCCCCGATGTCGACGACGGAACTCGTGATCTGCAGGAGCGCAGCGCCTTTGTTCGCGGGGGTCTCGTCGACCAGGTAGACGCCAGGTTTGATGTCGTATTTGTATGCACCGGAGAAATCCGCCAGGCGGATCACGGCGTCGACCAGCTCGACTTCCGCACCAGGGCGGTGGGGGAGCTTGTCGTCCATCAGGTTCTTGCGCTCGGCCTCCATGGCCTCGGCGATCTCGGATACGACGAGCATGAGCAGCTCGTCCTTGTCACGGTCGAGGGGCGCACCGGTCTCCAGGTCGTGCCACCACTTGTGGTTGTTGGCGTGGCACTCGGTGGCGAGTTCGTTGTAGGTCAGTCCGTTGATCATTCGAAGCCTCGTTTGATGATTGCTGCGACCACCACGCCGGTCCAGGCGCCAGCCAGGAGAGCGGGGGTGTGCATGTCGAAAGGGGTTGGGAGGGTGAGCCACAGGCCGTACGCAATGACGCCGGCCAGTGGGGGCACGATGACCATGCAGACGACTGCACCGATCATCGTGAGGGTCTCAGCGACCCGGTTCACAGCGGGCCTGAGAAGGGCCAAGGTGGGAACTTGGCGTCGAGGGGATAACCATCGTCATCGAGACGAGTGATGACCTTCGGCGGGGACTCGACCGTGTTAACCTGGGCCGCTGTGGCCGCCTGCTGCTTCTGGCGCTCCCGCTCGACCTGGACGGCCTTCAGGCGCTCGACCCACTCCTCGCCGGCATGGAGCAGATCGGCTTCCACCTGGGACTTGGGTCGGTTATCGATCAAGGTGCCGTGGGCTTGGGCGTCGATCAGGATCGTGCAGCACGCCTTGACCGCGCCGAGGTTCTTGACGAGCGTGTCGCGCGTCATCTCCTCGCCGACCTTCCAGAGCTGAAGGTGTCGCATCGCGGCCTCGACGTAGGTCATGGCCTCGACCATGGTTTTACGCCAGTTGAGGGGCTCGTACTTCAGCATGCCGTCGTAGAGCGCCTCCAGCTCAGCCAGCTGGGCCGAGAGCGGGATGTAGCCGAGCGGCGGCTTCTTATCGCCGAAGGCGGCCTTGGGGTTGGCTGGCTTAGCCTCGGCGGCCCTGGGCTTGCTGAAGTTGCACTGCGAGTTTCCACAGGTGCCCGTGGCCTTGCTATACGAGCAGGCGGGGTGGATGCAGGATGAAAGGCCGGCCATCAGAGCAAGCCCTCCGCTACGAACGCACGACGGAGCATGACTTCGCACTTGCGCTCGCCCCAGCACTGGATGGTGACCCCCAGCGGCTCAAGGCCGATGTCGTAGGGCGGCGAGAACAGCTGTGTCATCTCGTCCTGGCACATGCGCCGGTCATAGGGGGCGAGCTCCGCCATGTGCTCCCACGGCACGTCGAAGCGCGCGAAAATCACCTTCAACATGGCGTCTTCGATGTCGCGGTAAGCCGGCATCTGGAGCTTGATCGGGTGTGCGAAGTCGAGCAGTCCGAAGCCTTCCGAACAGTCGTGCAGCAGGGCTGCTCTGCGCAGGTGGCTAGGAACCACGCCGGCCAGCTTCACGACATGCTCGGCCACACGGTAGGTCCGTGGGGTCTGGCCAGAGTAGCGGGGCAGGCGCGACAGGGCGTGGATGGCGACGTCCAGGTCGATGTCTTCCGGCTGCAGATCCAGTGGGTTGATCAGCTTGCGGTTGGCGATGAGGATGTGGGGATTAGCCATGGAAGAACCTCCGCGGTGCGGTGGGCTTCCGGCGGGGGATCAGGTACTGAACGACCCAACCCTGGTCGACCGACTGGCACATCTCGTGGGTGCCTTGGTCGAACTTGTGACGGGCGTCCTTCAACACCTCGTCGAACTCTTCAGCCCATTCAGTTCCGCAGCGCTTGATGGCGACAACGTACTGACGTGCATGCGGCCGGCCGAGGTCCTTGATGTCGTTCGGACGAGGGCATGCAACGGGCAAAGTGGAGATCGCTGTTGGCCCGTAGCGGGCGACCAACGAGTGGTAGGGGATAGAGAGGCGACGGGCGACCATAGAAAGGTTGCCGCCCGTCTTCCTGATTTCTTCTTCAACCAGTATGTCGATGGATGATTTGTTCATTTGGATCCTCAAGCTCGATGTAGTAGTCGGCTTGAGGGTATTTGTGACTGACGAGTAAGATCTGCGAGATACGTTCTGAGAGATACTCTAGGGTAAGAGCAGTATTGTTCGCGCGATCGGCGTCCATTGATGCGTCGATCTCGTCTCCCAGAAACACTGAGAACACATTGTTGGTCAGGACCTGGCCCAATCCAAGACGCAGCGAGAGGTTCGCCACGGCTTTGCCGGAGCCCGACAGCGTGTTCAGCGGCTGGCCGTCAACGGTGATCTCGAAGTCTTCGTCAACTTCGATCACATTGCGCTGCCCGCCGGTCATCCTTGAAACGTAGTGGCTGGCCACCTTGTTCAGGGATGGGATCAAGTGCTGCTTGACCAGGCGGCGCAGGATCGTCAGCGCCTCGCGGCCCTTTCGGTAGCCCTGTTCCTGCTCGCGCTTCGCCTTGATCTCCTTCGAGCGATCCTGAAACGTCTTCAGATCGCGCTTGTAGATGGCGAGACGGTCCTCGTAGATCTTGGCCGCGTCGTAGTGCGCCTCCAGGAGCCGCAGATCGCTCGGGACCGATGCAAGCTCGGCTGCACGCTCCTCGTCGACCGCACGGTTGGCTTCGGCCTCCTCCCACGCTGCGAGCCGACCCTGGTACGAAGCCAGGTCGTGCTCGTAGGCCAGGCGGCCCCGCCAGAGGGCGTTAAGGTCCTTGCTGGTCCCTGACGCCGGCGGGAAGGCCTCAAGCTCACCACGGCGGGCCTGTGCCTGCCTGGCGACCTTGAACTCCGCCACCTGCTGGCGGGAAAACTGGGGCTCGGTCGCGTCCTTCACGCGCTCCCAGTCGTCCTTGACCTTGTCCCACGCCTGCAGCTGGCGGCGGGCGACGTCGATGTTGACCATGTCGGGCTTGCTCGGCCGCTCCAGGCCCTTCAGCTCGATCGTCAGTTCGGTCTTGTCGTAGTCGACCTTCTTGAGCCGGTCCTCCTCGATCGGCCAGGAGCCGGTGCAGAACGGGCAGATGTGGCGCCCGACTGAACACAGATCGGCGTGCTGCTTGGTCAGATGGTCGAGCCGGTCGAACTTCCGGATCAGCTCGACGTCGGCGTCGGCCTTGGCGATCTGCTCGGCCGTCATCGTCCTGGGGTAGCCGCGCAGGATCTTCTGGCGAAGTTCCCAGTCGTCGATGCCGTCCTCGGAGAACTCCGGGGGCGGCGCCGGCAGGCGCTGGAGCTCGGCCTGAGCCGCCTCGTAGGAACGAGCCTGCTCCACAAGCTGCTCCAGCTCGCCGGCAGACTGATTGCAATTCGCAATTGGTTCCACCGGCTGCGCCAGCCGCGGCTGGGCGAGGCGGCCCTTGATCTGGTTCAGCTCGTCGTTAAGGACGCGCTGCGCATCGCGGAGTTCAGCGATCTCCTTGCTGGCGGTGTAGCCCTGTGGCTCCTCCGGCTTGGTGGGCTTCACCAGGCCACCTTCCATGCCCTCGATCAGCGAGGACAGGCTGTTGGCCTCCTGGCCGCACCACTTGGCCAGGTCGTCGATCGCCGACAGGCCGATGACGCTGTCCACCATCGCCTTGCGCTCGGTGGGCTGCATCGAGCCGAGCTTCTCGATGTCGCCCTGGTTGGCGACACAGGCCGTGTCGAAGACCTTCAGGCCGAAGCCCATGATCTCGGTGACCTTGTTGTTGGCACCCTTCTGGCCGTTGGCGATCTCGGTGTCACCACGGAAGATCTTGGCCGAGGTGATGGTTCGCTGCGAGATGTAGCTCTCACCCCTGACGTCGAAGGACAGCTTGACCTTCAGGTTTTTGTAGTCCTCGGCCTTGCCCCGCAGGGCGGCGGTGCCGAAGAGAGCATAGCGGATCATTTCCAGGATGACGGACTTGCCGGCCTCGTTCGGGCCGGTGATGGCGCCGAAGCCCTTCTGAAAAGAGAAATCCCCCGACAGGGTGCGGCCTGTCGAGGGAAAGGTAACACTGTATGTGAGGTGGTTAAGCACTAGGCCACTCCTTGCATTTTCCTTGGATGCGCGCCTTGTTGACGGCGCTCATGACGGTCGGGTTGATCACTTCGTGGAAGAAGCGAGCAGTGTCGGCGAAGTGGCCAACGCCGAGGCCGGCGTTGACCTTGAGCTCCTTGATGAAGCTCTGCTCGGCGTGGTCGAGACCCACGGTCGTGAGCCACTCGTCCATCGCCTTGATGATCTGCTCCTTACTCGGCAACGCGGGTCTCCTCGTACTTCGAGAGGATCTGCGAGCGGACTTCCTCCGGCACACTGGCTTCCTCGAACGCCTGGCTGAACAGCGCCATGAGGTTGAAGTCGCCCATGGAGACGTCTTCGGCCTGTTCCTCGACCACGCCGACACGCTTGAAGGTGAGCTGCAGGCAGTTCACCTCGTGGTCCAGGCGCTCGCCGGGGCCGAGAAGCACGCGGACACACTTGCTGGAGAGGTCAACGTTGGTTTGCTCGAGCTCGGTGAGCGTCAGCGAGACGTACATCTCGCCGTTGTCCTCGCCCTGGGCGTAGGGCTGCATCGATCCGACCTGGATGACCTTGACATCATCCCGCTCGAACTCGTCGGGCAGATGGATGTGGCCGGTGTAGGCCACCTTGCAGCCCATCTCGGCCAGCTGCTTCGTCGGGATCATGTTGTCTTCGCCGAAGAGCGTGTCCCAGTGGCCGAAGGCGACGTCGATCTTGTCGACGATCAGCTCGGCCGCCGGGGTGGTGGGGTGGAAGGGATAGAAGCCAACCCTCTGGCCGCCGATCTTGGTGACGTAACCGAAGCCGGTGTGACGGATGATGAACACGTTTGGCAAACCGCCGACGATCAGCTCGAACAGGTCGAGCGCACCCTTTTTCTCCAGGTCGCGAGAAATGTCGTGGTTGCCGGCGATGACATAGTAGTTGGTCTTCGGGTTCTCACGGGCGGCCTTGAGGTACGCCCAGGCGGCCTGGAACACGATGCCGTAGGGCACTGCCCACTTGTCGAACAGGTCGCCCATGCAGATGAAGATCTCGTACTGGCCGGAGGCGGCGAGCCGCTGCCGGAAGTCGTCCATCACCATCTTCTCGCGGAGCCCACGCTTCTCAAGCGAAACACCCCGGACGAATGCTCGTCCGAGGTGCGGGTCTCCGAGAATGCCAGCAGTGGTGCTGCCGATTTCAATCTCGGTTATGCGATCCATGTCAGGCGGCTTCCTTCTGCTGCTCGCTGGCAACGAACACCGTCTTGATCTGGTGAAGGACGTCGTGCAGCGCGTTGTGGACGTCACCGCTGAACGGGACGTTGATCTCCGGGTGGTCGGGGTTCCGTCGCATGCCGGCGATGTAGCTGTTCATGTCGCGGGCATAGCGGTAGTGGAACGGCAGGTGGAGGTTGAACTGCCGGAAGTAGGACTGGATGAACGAGTAGTCGAAGCTCGTCGGCTTGCCCCAGAAGCGCAGCGGCGCGTCCGATGGCGCGCGGCCCTTGTTGGCCCATTCCTGGAACGCCTTCACGACGAGGAACGGGTCCTCCATGCGCGCTGCGATGCCCTGGTAGACCTTCAGGTTCTTGCCCTGCCAGAAGGCGCGGGTCGACTCCTCCCAGAAGCGGCCGGGGGCGACCATCAGGGCGCGATCGAACATGTCGGACGCATCGACCGTCATGGTCTGGGCGTTGAAGCGCACCGCCGCGATCTGGATGATCGCGTTGTGCTCCGGGTGGGTGCCGGTCGTCTCGATGTCCACCATTACGTCAAGGTTGCGAGTTTCCATTTGTGCCTTTCGAGTTCTTTCCATTTGAGTGATCGCGCCGAGTGATCCCGGATCATCGAGTACGGGATGCAGAACCACTCGTCGGTGGTGATCCGGTGGATGTAGACGAGGTACTCGCCACCAGCCGCGAGGATCATGATGGCCATCGCTGACGGGATTTTTCTGAGAAGAGAGAAGGGGAACGCGGTCTCATCCTGGGTGGACTTGACCTCGGCGAAATGCACGCCGTTGTGGGCGACTATGAAGTCGCTCGGGGCGGATCGGGTGAAGCCGATGATCCCCGTTCGGCCGCGGACTTCAGCCGCATCGACCAGCCTGTGGACCCAAGCTCGTTTACCGAGCTTGTTCCAGATACGTTCGAACTCTTGTTCGGAGGGTTTTCCAGTGTTCTTAGCCATCAGGGGCGCATATGGGCGCCCCTGATGTTGTCGGGAATGTCAGATCTTGTCCGTACTAGAGGACAAGATGATTATCGGTAGACCGCGTAGAGGTGTGGGGCGATCAACTGGAGGCTCTCACCAAGAGTAACGATCTCAAACCCCTGGTCTCCGTCTCGCCAATCACCTGCGTTGTCACGCTTGATGATCTTCACCTGGGCGGCCTCACCGGCAAATCGGGTCATCTCGAAGCCTGTCACGGTGCCAATCCATCTGAATGTGTGGTCGGTCCCCATGCAGCCGTCACACCGGAAGCAAATGATCAGGGAGTTCTTGAGCTTGCGCTTGAGCAGGAGATTGCTGAACATCACCAGAGCATTCCTCGGTTGTAGGCGTCCCAGAAGATCGCCACGTCGAAGCCGATGGCGATGAGCAGAAACAAATACGCCGCCCAGATGGGCGGCGGTCCAAGGTCCAGGTTGCGCTGGCGCTCATGCTCCCGAAGCATGAGCCAAATAATGATTGGGTTCATGCGAGCACCTCCACCGGCTGGCTCGGGATGGTGCGGCCGGTATCGAGCAGCATCATCCTGACCGTCTCCGACGAGCCGACGAGCGTGGGGTAGAAGTTTTCGCCCGTTCCAACGGCGACGAAGACCTTGCCGCCATTGTGGTTGATCACGGCGACCTCTTCAGGAGTCAGCTGCCAGGCGCTGACGACGAAGCGCCCGTTGGTGAAGTAGTGGGCCGGGAGGATGTCGTCCCGGCCTTCGGGCGCCCCAATGGGCTTGGAGCCGACGAAGGGTGCTGGGAAGCCCATCAGCCCCTCCAGGTCTTCATGAGCTCGGCCTGCATGCGCCGACGCTCCTTGCGGTTGCCTCGGCCGCTGGTGGTGGCCTTGGCGAACTCCTTCGCCTCCTGCTTCAGGAGCGGGGCGGCGCGGCGGCCACCCATCGTGGGGTCGAAGTGGGGCGAGCTGGCGATCGGGCAGACCCCCCCACACTGCGACCAGTCGTTGCCGCTGGTCTCGCCACACTTCGGGCAGGCGTGTTCCTGTTCCTTTTCCATTACATCCGTGCTCCTTCATGGAACTTCGTGGCGACCGGGAAGCGCGGGATGCCGTCCGCAGTCGGGGTGAAGAACTTGATCGTCGCCTGGCGGCCGACCCAATCGGTGCGGTCATTCAGCAGCTTCCGGCAGAAGTCCTGGTTGCCCGCGATGCCGGCGCCGAAGGTACGCCCGTCCGGCAGCTGGACCGTGAGGCGCTTGGCGTAGCCCGACCAGTTGCCCTGGCCCTCGACGACCTCGACGATCTTGAACTCGGCGTCCTGGAACTCCTTGCGCTTCTGCAGGTGGGCCGAGCGCTTCTGCTCGTAGGCAGCGTCCAGGCGCTTCATCTGGCCCTCCCATTCGTTCTCCAGGTACTCGGCATAGTCTGCGTCGAGCATGTCCTGGTTGAACGAGATCCGGGTCTCGACCGGGATCAGATGGGTGCAGCCTTGCAGCATCGCGTGGTAAACTGGTGCGCGCTGGAAGAACGTGCCGTCGAATGACGGGATGTCATAGACGTGGTACTGGACCACGCCGGCAGTTGCCGGGTTAGGTTCCTGCTTGCGGACGAACGAGCTGATCTTCTCGAAATCGGCTCGCAGCGCGTGGTTGTAGAGCTCGCCGTCGAGCACCAGGTCGGGGTCGGCGACGAAGAACGGCGCCAGCTCCTCCTCAATGTGCGGGCAGGACACGATCGGCTTGCCTTGACGGGTGAAGAGACCCTCGGCGCGGGCGATGCACCGGATGCCGTCCAGCTTGGGCTGGTTGGCAACCGGGAACTGACCGGGCTTGTAGCCCTTGGCGAGCATCGGCTCGAAGAAGTTCGGCGTGGCGCAGGCCTCTGGCGTCCGGTGGTACTGGCGCTCAAGCTTCTTGCGCTCCTCGGCGTCGGCCTCGAACTGGGCCTGCTTCTCGGCGGTCGGCTGGCTTCTGGCGGTGCTGATGGTCCACTCGGTGGGCGTCTGCGCACCGTCGACCAGGCCGGAGATCGACCGCCAGCGGCCGAAGTCCACCTCGTATCGCCAGCTGCGGAGACGGCCCTGGGTGTCGAGCTTGTAGATTGGGTTCGATGAAATCATGTGGTGTTCCTTGATTAGAGTGTGGGGATTGCGGCTGCGCCAAAAACGTTGCCGTAGAGCGAGGCGATGTTCAGACCTTTGACCTTGACCGGTTGCTTCCTGTTGTAGGGGGTCAGCTCCCGATCAGCGCAGTAATCCCGGAAGGCCAAGGTGGCGCGAAAGACATCGACTTTCGGACATTTCTGTTCGTCGACACCGTTTTTGAGATAGGGGCGACCGAACATTGCTGCTGCATCCGTGCCCTTCGGGTCGATCATTGCGTCGAGGAACTCATCCACATGCGGATGATCACGATGAGCTTGGTAGAACGCCGCCAGTGCTGCGCACGGGAAGTGTTCAAATCTGTGGGTGATCTTGTCACATGACGCAAAGAAGTCGGGGTGCGCCTTGATAACCTCGTCGGCCTGGTCCGGTTTGAGTGCAGTCCTGCGGTACTCACCGGAGGCCAAGGTGCGAAATGCCGTCAGAGCCCCGGCGACGTGCGATGGGTCAGCGCATTTGTACCTCTCCTGCAAATGATCAGCCAAGATATCGCTGCTTTTCCTTGGCCCACGACGGCGAGGTTTCTCGACGTCGGTGACGATTTCGGCATCTGCCTGCAGTGCCAGAGATGCTGAGATCGGGATGGCCGTGGGGTCGGTCAGGTGGGCAAGGACCTCCAAATTCACCGAGGTGCCGTTGCTGACTTCGGCGATCAGTCTCAGGATCATTTTCGAAGTGTCGTTCTTCCATGCCTCATCGCGGACACGCGCTGCCTTGGCCTCCACGATCTCGGCCTCCACAAGATTTTTCGTGCGGATTGACCTCTGATTGATGCGTTCCAGCAGCTCGGAGATCGTCTGGACGGGTTGGGTTGTGCCTTTCGGCTTCGGGGTGTGGGCTGTCATGCTGCTTCCTTGAGGAGTTTGCGCTTCTGGAACATGAGGTAGTCGACGACCGACTGGACCTGGTCGTCGTCCAGGCGGTTGCCTGCGGTGCTCTCCGGCAGGACGCCGGGTAGCTTTGGTGCTTCGTAGAGTTCGATTTGGCCGCCGGGGGCTTTCTTCGGGTCGTAGGGCTCGAAGGTCACGCCGATGGCCGGCGAGCTATCGAGCATGCAGTGCTTGAAGATGTCCGGATGGTTGTTCATGCACTCGCCGAGCATGTGCATCGCCGGCACCACATGCTTGTAGTGGACCGAGAACACGAGCTCGTCGTGGATCGGGACCATGAGCCGCAGGATGCGGAAGTCCCAGCCCATCTCCTTCATCCGAGCCATCACCCTGATCGCCGTACGCTTGGCGATCGTGGCGCATGTGCCCTGGACGACGGAGTTGACACCCTGATTGAACGCTCGCTTCTGGATCTTCTTCGCGATCCAGTGGACGAGCGCGTTGTAGGTCGCCATCTCGGCGCCGCTGCCCATGTCGAACTTGTGCTTGAACGACATCAGCCACTGGTTGGTGGCCTCCCAGCGGACACGACGGTGGCCGTCAGGCAGGTAGACGACGCCCTCACGAGCGATCTCCTCAATTAGGCCGGTGCGCCACTGCTCGGCGACCGAGAAGCGATCCCGATACATCTCGGTCGCCATCTTGGTCTTTTCCTGTGACCAGCCCATCCGCTCACCGATGGTCGCCAGCCAGCCCGAGAACCAGTAGTTGAAGTTCGAGTTCTTGCCGGCCTCGGTGCGCCAGTATTTGTAGGCCTTGTCGGGCACGAGCGGTTCACCCTTGAGGTTGGTGAAAAGCCGGTCATGACCAGTGAAGGTCTGTCCCCACTGCTCCAGGAACTCGTTCACGTCTGTGTACTTGCTCAGGGCCTTGAAGGCGTCCTGGGTGAGGCCCTCGCAGTCGGCCGCGAGCACCGCCGTCGCCGAGCCGGCGTGTAGATCCTTGTGCGGGATCTGGCAGTAGGCGTCGATGAAGGTCGGGTCCGCGCTCAACTCGCCGATGATGACGAGCTCGATAGCTGACCAGTCGCGGGACAGCACCAGGTGTTCGTCGTCATCGCCTTCGAAGAAGCCACGGACGTACGTGCTCTCGCCACGCTTGGCGAGCTGCATGGCGTTCGGGTCTTCACAGGCCATGCGCCGGGAGGCCAGCATGGAGGTGACGGTCGGATACATCCGGCCGGTCTCCGGGTCGGTGAGCAGGCTGTAGGGTGTGAGGTACAGCTTCATGCGCTGCTCGATGCTGGCGATCTCGCCGATCGACACGAGCAGGTTCTTGGCCGTCTCGTGACCGTCCTCCTTGAAACGGTCGATCAGCTTGCCGCGCGCCTCGGCGTCCGACTGGGTCTTGTTCTGATTGACGATCACCTTGGTGCCCGTCAGGTCATAGAAGATCGTCCGCATTGGCATGTAGTGGGAGAGGTTCACGCCCTTCGGTTCAGGGTCGCCGCTCTCGCTGGCCCAGGCGTTCGACACGGCGCCACGGATCTGGATGCACTGCTTGTAGGCGTCCGGCCAGTCAGGGAGATTGGCCCAGTCCTCGATCTGCTTCCGGTATTTGGCGGCGTTCTTCTGATACCAGCTGTCGCGCTTCGCCAGACCAGCGTGTGGTTCCTCGGGGAACGGCAGCATGGCCTTGACGTTGGCCTTGGTGCGACGGAGCACCTCGGCGGTGTTCTCGCGCTCCTCGGCACGACGCGACAGGATGTTGTCGAAGTTGACCTTCATGCCCACCTGGCGCATCTGCGCGAAGAGGTGGATCATCGGGTTTTCCTGGTTGAAGAACGTCTGGGTGACGCCACGGTTGGTGTCGACCATGAACTGAAGCAGCCGGCGGAACATCCGCAGAGCCCAGTAGGCGTCGTCGGCGCCATAGGAGGCGACCTCATCGCCGGTCAGCTCACCCATGTGCGCCTTGTCCCCCAGCACCTGCTGGAAGGTCACCATGTCGTAGCCGAACCACGACTTGACCGCCTTCTTCAGGCCGTAGCCGTAGGCCAAGTCGTTGACGTAGCCGTTGTAGCTGTGCGCCGCCTTCGACTGCTTGCCGATGATCGAGTAGACGATCTCGGCCAGTCGGCTGTCCTTGAAGTCGCCCTTCTCGACGTCGAAGCCGCCCTGCGAGCAGAGCTGCATCATCTGTGGGATCAGCGGGCCGAAAGCACCGCGGCCGGCATAGCGGAAGTTGTTGGGGTCGTATTCGTCGGGGCCGTAGGCCGACACGCACATCTGCAGGGTGCAGATGATCTCCGGCAGATCGAAGTCGAATGCCGACTTGAAGGCGCTCAACTCGTAGGGCGCGTTGTGGGCGATCCAGAAGGCGTCGGCCGCCTTGGCGTCGAGCACTGCCTTGGCCGCCTCCCAGGGGATGCGGTTGTGGACGTCGGCATGCGCCAGGTTCAGATAGTAGGCCGTGTCCGACGACTCCGGGTAGACGGAGAAGCCAGTCATGACCGTCCGGCGCATGTCGAACACCAGCTTCTTGGCTGGCGACTTTTTCCGGCTGATTGGGTCGACACCCATGAACTGGTTGAGGCCGTCGTGGCGGGCGTCGTCCTGCGTTTCGCAGTCCAGGCCGTTGAAGGGGTTGGCCTTCACCTGGTTGACGATGTGCGGGATCAGCTGGTCGACGTTGCGAGCGTCGACCAGCACGGTCTTGATCGTCATTGCATGAACTCCTTGAGGGCGGCGTCAGCCTTGTTGAAATCGGGCTGGCCGATGATCGTGTGCTCGGTGACGAGGTCTTCCGGCACGTCGAGGAAGCCGACGATGTCCCAGAAGATCTTGAACCGGTCGGGGTGCTCCTCGAGCCAGGTGACCATCTTGGACTGGAGCTTGATGTCCTTCTGCCAGCCATCGGTGCCGGCGAAGATCATGTCGGTGGCGCGCTGGAGCCGGATGGGGCCGTTCTCCTCCCACAGGCTGTCGCCGAAGCGTGGCACGCCGGGGATCTTGTCCGAGCTATCCCCGACCCAGGTCTTGTAGAGGCGGGTGTGTCGGGGCTCGACGCCCTTCAGCGGGTTGGCACCGCAGACGACGTTCTTGGGGAACTCGCCGACGAGCTGCCACATGTCCTTGTCGTTCGAGTAGACGGCGACGAGGTGGCCCATGCTGGCGTAGCGGCGGGTGAGCAGCGCGATCACGTCGTCGGCTTCGTAGCCGGGGACCTTGATCTGGACCGCCTTCGAGTGTTCGAGGGTTTTCTGGGTGAGGTGGAAGCCGTTGTAGATGCCGGTATCCGGTGCCTTACGGCCCATCTTGTATCCGGGGAAAATGTCGCGGCGTTTCTGGCTTCCCTTTGGTCCGTCCCAAACACAGATGACTGGATCGGGACAGGCGAACACGTCCTGCATGAAGTTTCGGGGCGCGAGCCCCGAAACATCAGTCTCAAGTTCGACACGCAGGTACGAATTCATATCGTACACGCGGATCATCAGTCGGCCGCCGCCATGCCGAGGGCTTCCTCGTACAGGTCCAGGATCGTGTCCTGTTCGGCGCGCTCGGCCGCGTCCAGCTTGCGACGGGCGATGATCTTGCGCATGGCCTTGGTGTCGAAGCCGGTGCCCTTGGCCTCGGCGAAGATCTCCTTGATGTCGTCGGAGATCGTGGTCTTCTCCTCTTCGAGGCGCTCGATGCGCTCGATGAAGGCGCGCAGTTGTCCTGCAGCCACGACGCGGCTGTCTTCAGTGGTCTCGGTATCCATGGTGTTCTCCGGAAAGTTGAAACAAAAAAGGGCGGGACTTTCGTCCCGCCCAGGTTGGCCGGGGCCAATGCAGAAGCCCCAGCGGTCTCGGTTAAGCGACGACCTTGTAGTCGCGGAAGTCGAGGATGCCCCAGTTGTTGCCGTTGCCGGACTGTTCGCTGTAGCCAACGGTGACCTCGATCGTGTCGATCGATGCGTCAGCGCCGTCCTTCTGCATCTGCTTCACCAGCTTGGCGAAGCTCTTGAAGCCCGTGGTCGAGAACGAGTGGCCGAGAACGGTGCCGGCGGTGACCGTTTCGTCCTTCAGCTTCACGTCGTCGAGCAGCTTCATCTGGATGTCCGCGGACTTGTACGGGCGGGCCCTCGGGTCCACCGCACGCGCTTCCGACAGGGCCTGTGCCCAGGTCGAGCCGTCCGTCGCCATCACGCGGTCGTACGTCTTNGTAGGTCGCCGGGTTGCCGTACTTGACCGTCTCGCTGTAGCCGACATCGCTCAGGTCGATCTCCACGCGAACTTCTTCCAGCAGCGGCTTCTTGGCGCCGATCTGGAGGCCGTGCTCGTTCACCTTGAGCCATTCGTCGACAACGATGGCACCGGCCATGGCGTCGTCGAGGCCCATCGGGCGGCCGGCGGCGGGTGCAACAGCACCCTGGCTCTGCGAAGCAGGGGCGACGGCGGTGCCGCCGTTGTGCTGGGCATTGTCAGCGGGGATGTTGGCGGCGGCGGCGGTGGCCTGATTGATTGCAGCGTCGATATTGTTCATTAAGCAGTTCCTTCGTGTTTGCGTTTTCGTCACCGCGTTGTGCGGTAGCCTGAAAGTAAGAAAGGCCCGTCGAATTGCGACGGGCCTTTTGTTCTTGTCCTATAGTATCAACGGTTTTTATGCCGCCTGTTTGAGCTCTTCTCCTCCTTCTATGTTGTGTTCGAACAACCTCAACACCTGATGCGTCGGGTCGACCTTGTGAGCATCGAGCGACTTCTCGTAGATGATCCAGGTAATGCGGTTGTCCAGGCTGTCCTCATAAAGCAGGACGGTGATGCGCAGCGGCGTGCCACGCTTGCCTCGGATCGCCCTGCGGTAGGCCTGCAGGACGGTCGTGTCGAGGAAGTCGAGCGATGCGAAGATCATGTGGTCGACCTCCTGCTTCCCGCAGAACTGCCAGTTGAAGCCGACGTCGGCCACCTGTGGCGATGCGATGATGCAGTTGATGCGCCCCTCACGGAACGCCAGGTCGATCTCGCCACGGCGGGTCGCCGATATGTCGCCGTTGAGGACCTCGGCCTTCATGCCGTACGCGCGGGCCATTTCCAGGATGCGGTACTGCTGGGGCTTGAGGGCCGCGTAGATGATCAGCGGCTTGCCGGTGCGGGAGTGATCTTCGAAGTGGAGATCGAGGCGCTCCTCCTTTCCGCAGCGGGCGCCGTTCATGATGTCGATCGTCTTGCCGCTCTCCGGGTCGGACAGATCCGGGAACGAGTTGGGGTGCTCCATGATCTGGCGGGCGCGGATGAAGCCGACACCTGGCTGGGTGCCGTCGAGGAAGAACTTGTCGAGTTCGAGGAAGGCCTCGTCCTTGAACTTGTTGTAGATCTCGCGCTGCTTCTCGGACATCTCCACGAACTCGGGGATGATGACCTTGGCCTCCTTGCCGTAGACGGACTCGAAGGTATAGCGGATGGCGTGCTTGCCGAAGATTGCCGACAGCTTCTCGTGGTTGCGCCAGGCCTTGAGCTTCCCGGTGATCGGGTCCTCGATCGAGTGGTAGTAGTAGAAGCCCTTGTAGGAGGGATAATACCGCGGCTCGATCACGCGGATCGCTGGGTAGGCGCTGTCCAGCCGGCCAGAGACCAGCGTGCCGGTCATGCCGAGGAAGTGGGTCATCTTGTAGGTGAACGAGGCGTAAAAGCCCTGCGTCCGTTGTGAGCTGTCGCCCTTGTAGCCCTTGTGGATCTCGTCGACTTGGACGGCCTTGACGAACTCCGGCAGCGCCGCCCAGTGCGTCGAGTAGGCGTCGAAGCCCATCAGGAACACCTTGGTGTTGCCAGGGTTGGCCAGCTCGTAAGGCAGGACGGTCCTGTTGTGGAGCATCCGCTTGTCGACGGTCATGTCCGGCCGGCAGACGCCGGCGTCGACCAGCGCCTTGAAGGTGACCTTCTGCGAGCCGAACAGCTCGTACTTGCTGCGCTTGTGGTCCCAGGCGAGGAGCGTCTCGGCGAGCTTCTTCTGCGCTGGGGAGAGGGGACGCAGCCCGGTGACGATCGTCACCTCGTCGGGCTTGAAGTCCGTGAACCGGAGGATCTCATCGCGGTTCTTCTTGAGGAGCGACAGGGGCATGACGAACGCCGAGCCGATGCCCAGGCGGGACCAGAGATACCACTGGTAGACGCATGTCGGCGGTGTTTTGCCCGTGCCTGGATCGGAGAGATCCAAGCACTTGGGGTTGCGGATGTAGAAGGCCAGCGAGGCGACCTGCTTCTCGCGAAGGGAGACGCCTTCATCCATTTTGTTCCTCACACTTCCTGCGGACCTGGTCCGCTTCCTCATTGTCGCCGTAGTCGCAGTCGCGACATTTCGTGCAGACGTTGACCGGCACCGAGCAGCTGCAGGTGTCACAACACCCAGCGTTCGCGCCGCCGTAGGATTGCCAGTCATGGCCGTGCTCACGGCACGGCCCCTGGGCGATTTCTCGCTCGATGCGGGCGACCTCGGCGCGGGCGGCTTCGAGCTGGTCAGCGAGCTCGGACATGTCGAAGCTCATCAAGGAGGGTGCGAGGGATTGTGTTCTCGGCCGACTTGCAGGCTTCAAGGTTCTCGACCGACGCACCACAGAGGGTGCATGGGTTCGGCTCCTCGTTGTGGCAAGGACAGCGTTTCTCAGCCCAATCCAGCGTCATCTTGACGACCGCCGCCAGCTCCTTGATCCGCTCGTAGGGATCACCCTGCTGCCAGCCGGTGTTCATGCAGTCGCTGCAGCCGTAAGGCTCCGGCGGCTGGAGCACACAGGTCATGCAGACGCCGGCCTTCTCACAGGCCAGCTTGTAGGCGTCTCGCTGGCGCTCAAGGGTGCCGGCCTCTCGGCGGCTCTCCCACATGAGCTCTTCGTCTGACTTATCCTTGGGGTGTCCCATTGAAAAATTTCTCCGCTGCATCGCGCACCGCTTTGGCGTGCGCCAGGTAGTTCTCCAGGTGAGCGACCTGTTTCCGCTTGCGGATCAGGAACGACGCCTGGGCGAGTTCGATTGTCGGGTAGGCCCAGCGCTTGACGGCGTCCTTCAGGACGAACCGCTCCAGGCCGTAGTCGTCGAGCCAGACGCCCTTGGGCGTCTCGCGGAGAACGCGATACCGGCGCAGGTGGATGCTCGAATGGTAGGCAGAGCTATCCTCGTAGCGATACCAACCGGTGGCTTCGAGGCTGGCCTCGTCGTAGAACTTGACCCCCTCGCTGGCGGCTAGCTCAACCTGGAAGAACAGGAGGTCAGCCATGCTTCAGTTCCAGGGCCGCGATCTCGGCGGTGGCGTTTGCCCTGACGGCCAGGATGACGTCGCCCATCTTCATGGCGATCTGCTCGTCCAGCAGCTTCATGACGTCCGTGTAGCCAACGCAGGACGAGCCGGTTTGGCCGGAGAAATGCGGGAAAATGTCGATGTTCGGCCCGATGAAATCGAGCCACTCCAGGGCACGTTTGTTCAGCTCGTAGCGGTCGGCGTCACGGGCGGTCTCAGCCGCCTTGGCGCGGAGCTCTTTCGCAATGCTCATGTCAGTGTCCTTGTTTGGGGTGGTCGCGCAGGTGGGTCCAGCCTTTCTCGGTGGGCACCGGCCGCATGCCTCTGGTGACGTAGCCGGAGCCCTGCAGGTAGCCGAGTGAGGCGCTGACAGCAGCGCCCCACCCGTCAATGGCGTCAGGGTCTCCCGCGATCGAACGCAGAACCTTGAGATCGTGGTCGATCATGCCGCCAGCTGGTCCAGTTCATCCACCAGCGCCTTGGTGATCGGGTCGATCTCGGCGAGCTTCTTGAAGAACTGGATCTTCGAGTATTCCCTGGAGCGCTTCTCCAGCGCCGCCTCGATCTCCGCCAGGCGCTTTTGACGATCGGCCTGGCGTTTGTAGTCGGTGTCGTCGACCACCTGGATGACGTGCTTGGTCGCCTTGATCGAGCCCTGCGGGAGGATGTCCACCACCTTGACGCAGGTGTAGCCGCCGATCGGGCTATCGACGATGACATGGTCGCCAACCGCAACCGGGTACGGGCAGAAATAATGGTACTTCTTCGAGCGATTGTACTCGGAGGTGTGGAAGACGGCGGCGATGACGTTGGCCTGGCGCTGGTTGTTGTCGTTGGTCATGATCAGTGTCCTTTCGAAAGCATGTGCTGCTTGAGCAGATGGGCGCCGAACGCCTCCCAGGGGAGGGAGACGAGGTCGACGATGTTGACTTGTCCTAGAGTAGTGCTTGTTCTTTTCGCCTCTGGGCGAAGCACGAGGGTCGGTTCGCCCTGCAGGACCAGCCGGCGGGGCAGATAGGGGGCAGCTTCCATAATCTGGTCGGCGACCTTCTTCTCCGACGCGCGGATGCCCGTCAGCACCAACGGTTGGACATTGGTCTGTTCGAGCAGGCGGATGATTTTGTCGGGGCGAAGGCTCCAGAAAGGAGCGACTGGAAGCTTGGTGGGGCTCGACATCCTGGCCAGGGTGGCGAGGATAATCGACAGCTCTTGTTGCTGAAGGTAGGGGGCTGGTGAGCCCATCTCCTTGGGCACTGGCGACATGGCGTCTACCAGGGCGTCGGCAGGGAAGCGAGAGGGGTCGACTTCGGCTCTGAGATCGATGCGATGATCGCTGGGGTTCTTGCTCGGCTCGAACGGTGATGGGATCTCAAAATTGAAGGCGGTTGTTATCTTCTCGCCCTGAATGAGAAAGGCGATGTCGCCTTCCCAGTGTACGCCGTTCACGCTGCCTTCTTGACCTCCTGCAAAACCTGGACTTCGACCTTGGATTTCGAAGCCCTTGTATAGATCGTTTCGGTTTTCAGAATTCCAAGGGCAAAGAGCTGCGCCTTCAGTTTTGGGTTCGCGGCCTCGAGTTTCTCGGGGTCGATCACGATCTCCGTGCCCTTGGCCTTCCGCAGAACGGGGGCGCTGACGATAACCTTGCCGACGCCGGGGACGTCGTAGGTATCGGCGCCGGCCGCGCGGATCAGTTCCTTGGCGACCTCGTACCTGGCCTCCAGGGGTTCAAGCTGCGCTTTGATGGTCAGCAGCTCGGCGATCGTCGGTTTCAGGTTATCGTTCAT